ATTGTTCTCCCAGAGAGCGGGGGAGCGCCCATTGAAATCGGCATTCCGGTCAAGATCACCAAATAGGCATAGCCATGGCAACCACGAAGGGAAAGAAGAGTGACGACAACCACAACAAGGCGGCTGGTCGCAGCCGGAGCGTTCGCCCTGATGGCGATGCCGTACCTACCGCCCCTGCAAAGCGCCGCGCCGTCAGCACCAAGCCGGCCACCACTCGCGCCGCCAAGAAACAGCCTGACACTGTTGCGCCCGGTGGATCAGCACGACCCGTCAAACCGGGAAGAGCGAAGAAACCGGGTGCGCGACCGAAGCCGCACGCATCGGAAGTAAAGGCGGTCCCGGCCCCGGCGGCGGGGGTGACAATACCCGCCGAGCCGCCCCGGCTGATTGACGCGCTGCCACCGAAGCAGCAACGGTTCGTCAGGGAGTACCTGATTGACTTGAATGGTACGCAGGCGGCGATCCGGGCCAAGTATTCAGCGAACTCGGCGCACGTTATCGCTTGCGAATTGTTAAGAAAACCTAATGTCGCGGCGGCAATCAGGCAGGAACAAGAACGAATCTCGATGGCGCTGGAAATCACTTCCGAGAAGGTCGTCGCCCGCTGGCAGGAACAGTTCGAGGCGGACCCCGGCGAACTGACGCAGTTCCGCCGGCATCCGTGCCGCAACTGCTGGGGCAAGGATCACCGCTACCAATACACGCCGGGCGAGTTCGACAAGGCCAAGCGTGATCACCAGATGGCCCGCGCGCAGGCGTTGGGCAAGTCGGGCGGCAAGGTCGATATCGGCGAGTTCAGCGGCTTGGAGGGGGACTGGTACGACCGGGGCCGCGAACCGAACGTCGAGTGCCCGGAATGCTTCGGTGATGGCGTAGGCGAGACCTTCTTTGCCGACACGCGCAAGCTGTCGAAGAAGGGCAAGGCGCTGTTTCTGGGGGTCAAGGAAGGCAAGGACGGGCTGGAAATCAAGATCGCGTCGCCTGAGAAGGCTGGCGAGTTCCTCGCGCGACACTTGGGTATCTTCAACGACTCATTGAAGGTCGAGGTCGCGGAAATGACCACTGAAGCCTTGGAAGAGCGTTTTGTTTCCAAAATGCGTGAGGCGCAGGCTAGGCAAATGCAGGTGTTGCAAGAGCGTGGTATTGATCCTGCTGATGACTAATTTATGAAAGACCGAACATCTTCCGGTATTTATAGGATCGAGAACACAGTAAGCGGTCGCGTTTATATTGGATCGGCGTCTTCGCTAAAGAAGCGTCGTAATTCACATTTTGGGATGTTGAAAAAAGGAAAGCACCATAGCCAAAAGCTTCAGCGCTCATTCGACAAGCATGGCATCGGCGCATTTGAGTTCCTGCTGATTGAGTACGTTAATGGCGGGGCCGCTCTTTTGGAGCGAGAGCAGTATTGGATTGATTTATACGATTCTGCCAATTCAGGCTACAACATACTTAAATTTGCCGGAAGAATGGAAGGCAGAGAGAAAAGCGAGGAAGAGCGCGCAGCAATCAGAGAACGCATGAAAGAGAAGTGGAAAGACCCTGATCATAGAGCCATGATGGTTGAGCTAAATTCAAGCCGGGTTTTCACTGATGAACACCGCCGAAAAATGAGTGAGGCGGCAAAAAGACGGTTTGAAGACCTGTCAGAGCGTAAGCGTTTTGCTTCTCTGCGCGTTGGTGTTCCACTGACGGACGAAACGAAACGAAAAATGTCAGCAAAAACGACTGGCAGTAAAAGAAGCGAAGAAACCCGAAAGAAAATATCAGATGCAGCAAAAGAGCGAATGAAAGACCCTGAATATCGGTTCAGACTTGGCAGGCTAAACAAGAGCAAGCCAATCACCGAAGAAACCCGCCAAAAGATGCGCGAAGCAGCGAAGAGGCGCATGGAAAACCCAGAGACAAGGGCGAAGATTTCTGCTACCAACAAAGGGAAAACAAAAACAAAACAACCGGCCCGTGTGCTTGCTTAAAGAGTGGCTAGAAAAACAATCCTTGATGACGACAGATACCCTCTTTTCATAGAAAGGTATCACGCCGATCCGCTGCGATTCGCAGTCGAGGTTTGCGGTTTCTCGCCGTCAATGGATCAGGAAGATTTGTTTTGGGCAGTAGTTCCTATGTCCGCAAAGGTTTCTGTTGTTTCCGGCACGGGTACAGGAAAAACGACGGCGGTAGCTCGTATTGCTTTATGGCACATGCTCTGCCACCCGATTGCTTTGTATGAGGGGAAGGTAGAGGTGGGGAGCAATACTTATTTGGGCGCTCCGAAACTCGCGCAGGCAGTCGACGGCGTGTGGAAAGAGATTAGTGATACGCGGCTTGCTATCGGAAACGGCTCATTCTCATGGTTGAACGGCTACTACACGATCACAAAGACCAGAATCACCGTAAACGGCTTTGATGATCAGTGGTTTATCGCTCAAGTAGCGCTATCGAAGGGCGAATCGGTAGGTATTGCCGGTAAGCACCGATGGGCGCAAATGATTATCGTTGACGAGGCAGCGGGGGTTCCAGACGGTCACTTTGACGTGATCGACGGAACGCAAAACCAAGAGTGCAACCGGACAATCATGCTATCTCAGGGCGTCCGAAATGCCGGCCGGTTCTACGAGTCACATCACAACCTGAACGTCAATAACGGCGGAAGCTGGACTTCGCTGCGCTTCAACTCCGAGCGCTCGCCATTCGTCACCAACAAATGGCTCAAAGACCGCATGGACGAGTGCGGCGGGCGCGAGTCGGTCGAATACAAGATTCGCGTGCGCGGCCTGTTCGCCGAGGATTCCGGCGCGAACCTGCTGACTCGGACCGAACTCGAACTGGCGTTCCAGCCGAAGAAGATCATCCGCGACGACGAGCCGTTTGGCCTGATCGTGCTGTCGGACGTGGGTATGGGCGAATACCGCGACGATTCGGTGGCCCTGATCGCCAAGGTGATCGGCAACGGCGACTTCGGCGACGACGCGCGCCGGGTCGAATACATCGAAATGCCCATATGCACCAACACCAAGAATGAAATCGACTTCGCGGGCGATCTGGTCAGTGTCTTCGGCCGGCTGTCGAACGCGACGCTGCTGGTCGATAACGGCGGCATCGGCGCGACGGTCAATAAGCTGATCGAGCGTTCCGGCGTGCCGGTGCAGAAGGTCGATTGGGGCAAGCCCTGCTTCAAGAAAGCGTACAAGGAACGGTTTTACAACCAGCGGGCGTGCGCCATGGTGCGGTTCAGGGACGCCGTGCGGCAGGGCCGGGTCGTGCTGCCGCAAGGGCTCGACAAAAAGATGCGCGAGAAAATCCTGCTGCAAGGCGCTCGCCTGCCATACCACTTCGCCGAGGCCGGCGGACTGCGCTACGTCATGGAGAAGAAGGAAGTCATGCGCGAAAACGGCATCAAGTCGCCCGACATTATCGACGCCATGAGCTTCGCCTTCCTTGAGGACGCGCACTACATGCCGGCCGAGAGCGGCATCAGTCAGGGCGGCGAGAGCCGCAAGCAGTCGGCCCGCGAGAAGGCCGAAGAGGCGCTGGCGGGCGTCGCCTAATTGTCATGGGCAGGGCGCTTGGGCGGCAAAGCGCGGCGCAAGGAACCTGCCGGTATCAGTTGCAACATAAAATTTAGCGGAAAGCTGCAAAACCTTCGGGTTTCGGCCTGTTTTGGTTTCGTGCGGTTTAGCGGTCGTTATAAAAAACGCTTGACACGTTCCGGGTAGGCGGCTACATTCACGCCATACCAACCAACCGGGAGCATTGCATCATGTCCAATACCATCGACCTAACCCCGACGTGGGCCGGCGTGCTGCCGGCGCTGCTGGCCGTGCTGGAAAGCGGGACCAACGAAGGCAAGAAAATGGCCCGTGAAGAGCTTGCCAAGATGGCGAAGGGCCTTGACCGCTGCAACGCTGTCGTGCCGGCGCTGCTTGAAGCGCTCGAAGGCGTCATGAAGCCGATTGCCGGTAGCGACAAGGCCCCGATGTATGAAGCGGCCCGCGCCGCCATCGACAAGGCTAGATCAAAGGCCCTTTGAAGCCCCTAACAAGCCCCTGGCTTGACCTTTTCTATGCCCCTGCCAAGGCGGTGGTATCCACAAGATCAACCCACCGGGAGTACAGCATGGCAACAGACGTTCAACTGGTTTCGCAGGCCAATCCGGGCCCGTGGCGGCTTTGCAGCAACGAACAGGACAGGGAGTTTCATATTGTTGACGCTGACGGCCTACCCGTGGCAACGGTGGAGACGACCATAGCGAGCAGTTGCGCGAAATGGTCGAATAAAAGGCTTTCGGCCAAGGAACTCTGGCAGTCGGTTGCCAACGAGCGCGAGCAAGCAAACGCCAGCCTGATCGCCGCCGCGCGGGAAATGGCCGATGCGCTGCGAGCAATCCTGTTTCAACTAACGCAGGGCGACAAGGTATTCGACCGCGACGCCTGCATCACTCAAGCCCGCGCCGCATATATCAAAGCCACCGGGGGAAAATCATGAGTACCAAGCCGACGCCCGGCCCGTGGAGCCGGCACCAATTCAGCGATAAGAAGCCGGTTGCTCTTCGTAGCGACGACGGCCGAGAGTGGCAGGCTTTCGAAGTATTCATCGGGGCCGGCGAGAAGATGGTTGCATCCGCGCTCATGAGTACGTCGACCGGCGGCTATCCGTCGCCGACGACCGTTGAGGAATGCGAAGCCAATGCCGCACTGATCATCGCATCGCCAAAGCTGCTGGCCGCGTGCGAACTGGTCTTGCAGTCGTTCGGCTACGCGCCTGGGCAGGGGCCGGGGTGGTACGAAGTCGCCCGGCAGGCCGTCGCGGCGGCAAACTCGACGCCAATGATCAAGCTGACCGAGCGCGATGGAGACATCACGCCTGACGCGCTCGCTGCTGCACTCGCGCGGCCGGTTGGCTGAAGCGCCTGAAAGAAAATTCTCAACAACACCAATAAAGGAAGCCTGAAATGTCAGCCTCACAAGATAAAGAAAACGCCGTCAAGGCCGAACAAGCTGCCGGCCTGCTGGTCGCCGATCTGCGCGATCTGGTCAAGACCGATTGCCCGCTGCTGAACATGCTGTCGATGCAGGCGCTGAATGAGGCCGTCATGCTTCAGCGCAAGATTCTGTCGATGGTTGAGGCGATCCAGTCCAAGAACGTCGAACGTGTGTAGCCACTTGATCAACATCAGCGAGGCAGCGCGCGGCGTCGTCGCGCTGGATGACGAGTTGGCGCGGGTCAACGGGGAAATCGAAGCCCTGCAAATCAAGCTATCGGTCGCTGTGTCGAAGAAGTTGGCGATCATCAGGGCGATGCGAACGCTCGCCGAACCGGAGGAAAATAATGAAAAAAGCAACGCTGCTGTTGGACGCTGTTCTGGTCTTGCCGATATTCATCTGGGCAGCACTTGTGTTCGTCGTGCTGGCTCCGTTTGTGATGGCCGCTGCGCTCTTCACGAATGACCGCAAGGAACTGAGCTTCTGGCTGCGGGATCGCATCCGGGTCGCGCGGGGCGTGTTGTGATGGCCTGCTTCACCAAGCAGAAGAAGGCTGATTCGCGGCCCCGGTGCATGGGCGAGAACGCACGCGGCCAGCGCTGCGTATTCAAGGCGTCCGGGTATCGCGCGGGCGAACCGGCGTGCGGCAGTCATCAGAAATCGAAGGTTTTCAGGGTATGGAGGTTGAAGTAATGGATAACGAGCGCATCAAATCCCGGCTCAAAAAGCTCTTGGCGCTGGCGCGGCGGGGCGAAGGCGGCGAGAAGATCAACGCCCAACGCATGCTCGAAGCAACGCTGAAGAAGCACGGCATGACGATGGAAGACCTTGACGACAGCGCCGAGACGCCGCAGGAAGTGAAATTTAAGTTTGTCGGCCCGCTTGAACGTGACCTGCTTGGGCAAATTCTCGTCATGGTGTTCCGGGCAAGGACCGTCGAGACTTACGGTTATCGGCGATTCGGCAAGGCGGTCCGTGGATTGGTCGGCGTGATGGCGACGCGGGCGCAAGCGGTCGAGATTGAAGTCGCTTTCGAGGCGCACAAAAAGGCGCTCAAGGCGTACATGAAGAAGCAAGCCGGGCTCGCGTTCAATGCCTACGTGCAAACCAACGAGCTTTACAGCGGAATCGAAAGCGACGACAAGAGCAAGTCGAAAATGTCGATGGCTGACCTGATGGCGATCAAGTCGATGATGGACCGATTGGAGCCGACGCCGGTTCACCGGCAGATTGAATCGAGGGTCTGACCATGGCGGCGCAATTCAAGATATCGAGAATCATCACCGCAGAAACGGCGCGGGCGATGATGGATGGCAGCGGGTCGTTTGCCGAGATTGACGTTTCAGGGTTTGATGCCCGGCACAACAACAGCGGCAACCATGGCGGCTTTGCAATGACCGTCTGGCGCATGTCAGATGCTGAGCGAAGCCCGGAGAAGGAAGAGCTTACGCGCTTCATGGTCGCATCGGCGAACGCCTGCGCCGGGATCAATCGCGACTACATGGAGAAGCTGGTTGCGGATGGCAGCAACATCAATGCCGAAATGATTGCGCGGATAGCCAAGATAACCGACATGAAAAAGCGGCAGCAAGACCTGATTGACGCGATAAAAAGAGAGTTTACTTACGCCCCAAGCTTCGGCAGGCTGTCACTCGGCGTCAAGAACCTGATCGATAACTTCGAGGCCGCACAATGAGCGAGAAACCCGACTTCGAGGCGCTGCGCCGCGACCGCAACGAGCGCCAGCAGGCGAGCATGAAGCGGCTGGCCGAGGAGCTTGATATTCCGCTGGCGTCGCTGACCAGCAACCACAACCCGGACGCCTGCTATTGCGCCTGTTCGACTGGCGGGCTGTGCGAACACCAATGGAATGGTGAAGGCGTCGAGTTTGACGACGGGCGCGGGTGGAGCGTCACTTGTTCGCGCTGCAACTGCACGGCCATGGGCCACGACATGCGGGCGTTGCCGTGACCGCCACCGATCCGCTTTGCTGCACGATCTGCCCGCGCCGCATCCGCGAAGCCAAGCAGTTGGCCGTCGCCATTGCCGCGCTGCTGGAAATGGATACCGACGCGGCACGCGACACGCTGGCGCAGATGGCAATCATAGACCCCGAGAGAGAGGAAAGAGGCTGTGACCAAAAGCGAAAGTACGAAGGGGGCGCGACGTGAGCACCTGTCCGAAATGTAACGCCAGTCCTTGCCGGTGCTTTGTTGGAGCTAGTCGCGTGACTAAAGGCAATACCGGCCCGTCGCCTGATCGCGCCTCGCTTTGTGTCGAAGCCTGCGCCGGCCTGCCCGATCTGGTCCTGAAGGCCATCGCGGCACTCGGCGGCATGTCGCAAGACGCGGCCTGCCGGGCGCTGACCGAGCATTACGAACTGGCCGAGGAAGGCGCGAAAGAGGCGTTCGGCGTGGTCGTTATCGCCAAGCAGCAGATTGAGGCGAAGAGCCGCGAGCAGCAGCGGACGATTGACTCCCAAGGAAGCGTGATCTGCGCCTTCCGGACGCAACGCGACACGCTGTTGGATGCCGTGCGCAACCTGCGCGACCAGAAGGGCCGGCACAACACCGAGACCGCATACCGGCGCTTGATGGACGCCTTTGCCAAGGTAGAGGCCGAGAAAGCGAAGCTGTAGCGGTTTAGCGTTCGTAAAACAAAACGCTTGACGCGGAAGGCGTAGGCGGCTACATTGACGCCATCATTAATCACAAGGGAGCCGCAGCATGAACCTCACCCATTACCGTGGCCTGCGCGCCAAAGGCATGATTCGATCCAAGGCCATGGCGCTGAGTGGCGTCGAGCAAGCCGCCCTGATCAAGCGTAGCCTGCACTGGCTGGGCCTGCTGTTGATCATTGCCGCCCTGATGATCGGCCTGATCAACGCGGCATCGGCGCAGCTTCAGGTCAGCGAGGCCGGGGCCGAATCGCGCGCCCTTCGCGCCGACATCGAGCGGCTGGAAAAAACCGTAGTGGCCTGCCTGAACGGCCTGCCGATAAAGGTTTCCGGCGAGTGGTTTCTGTGCAGCGCGGCCCCGTCTGGGTACAAGGTCAAATGAAGCAGGGAGAAAGCATCCGCTTTGCCTTGGCGCTTCGAGAGCATGGCGTCGAGGAACGGCTTCTGCGCGTGCTGTCGGCCTTCGAGCCGCTGTCGGCGGTCGAGATTGCCGAGATAACCGGGCAAAAGCGAGTGACCGAGCATTGCGCGGTATCGCGGTTGCGGGAGGGCAAAACGATCCACGTCGGCAGCTACGGACAGCGCGCCGGGCGTGGCGGGCCATCGACGCCGAAGTTCTGCATCGGCCGGCATGACGACGTGCGACCGCCGGCCAAGAAAACCCACAAGGAATTGTCGCTTGAGAGTCGCGAGCGGCTGAAGCGCGAGCGCCCGCAGGTCAATGCCGAGCGAAATCAGAAAGCATGGCGGGACCAGAAGGCCCGGCTTGAGGCCGACCCGGAGCGCCGGAAGGCACTAAGGCAGTACAAGAACGAGTGGGACCGCGAGCGGTACGGCTACGTGCCGCGTGTCCTGCGCAACAAGCAGCAACTGGCCGAGATTGCCATTCAGTTCGGCATTACTCGCGACGTGACCAAAAGCAACCGATCCGCCCGCAAGGCGGCATAACCAAGGGGTACAAGATGGAAGTCAAACTAAACGACAGCGACATGGATGTTTTGGCCGAAAAAGTAGCCAATATCCTGAAGCACAAACTGATCGCGGCGGCGGCAATGGGCGGCGCATTCAAGGCGCTCGAAGATCGCGCCAAGGCGTGCGCCGAGAACCATTTGGATATCACGTTCAAGGGCGATGTTCACCAGATGTTCCGCGACGTTCTGAAGAGCGAAAGCAAGCTGAACGCGAACGTCATTCTGCGGGATGTTGTTGCCGAATTGCTGGGCAGCAAACAGGAACTGCGCAAAGAGGCGTTCGCGTCGGTGCTGTCGGCCATGAATGCGGCGGCGGATCACTGCAAGGAACGCATCAGCGGCATCACAGACAACGACGACTGAGGCCAAGCCATGAGATTCGAAGACATGAACCCGCTTCAACAGCGCCTGCACAACGCAGCTATCGTGCTGGATGGCGACGGCGACGAACACGGCTACGCCGGCTTGCTGCGCGAGGCTATCGACCAGATCGAGGCCGGCAAGGCGAACACGGTAGGCAAGGCGCATTTCAACGGCTTCGCGCCGGAGAACTTGCCGCCGATCCTGATTTCCTGCGTTGCCAAGCTGTGGCCGGGATCGCGCGGGATGTTCTGGGAGCAGTGCATTGACAGGCTTCCGGGCCGTATCGCCGCGCTGATCGAAGAGATTGCGCCGAAGAAAAAGACGCCGGCCGCGCAATGGCGCGAGGATGGCGAGGCCGATCCGCACGGCGACCGCTACGACTGCGCCCGCGAGCAGCTTTGCATGGGCACGCTATCCGACGACGATCTGGCGAATGCGGCTTTCCTGAACTACGACCGCCGGCCATCGGTGCAAGAAATCATCGAAGGCAAGGCTTTATCGCCGATTGCCTACATGACGGCGGTCAAGGATCGCATTCGCTGGCTGTCGCGGCAGCTTGAGAAGGCGAAGGCCCCGGCTGGCAACGTCGAACTCGCCGGATGCTTCGTTTATCACAGCGAAAGCGGATGGCAACAAGTCGCCGAGATTTTCAACGGCGATCCAGACACGGTTCCGCTGTTCCGGATCGACGCCGCCGGCCGTCCGGTCGCCGAGGTTCAAGAAAAGATGCTCAAGGCCCTGAAGGCGGTCAAGGAACGCTTGGACCGCAACGGCATGTCGGGCCGGCAGCTTCCGGAATACAACCTGCTGGCCGATGCCATTGAGGCGGGAGAGGCGAAATGAAAAAGAAGGACAATCGCACGCCGTACAAGCGCGAGGGCGACGGCTCGCCGACATCGCCGGTCGTCAAGGCCATGGCCGGCATCGCGTTCAATCCGAAGCCGACGCGCATGTTTCTCAACAAGCTGGACAGCCAGCACAACGACGACGCGGCCGAAGCAGCGGCCAAGGCCAAGCGGGAGAGTCGCGCGGCCAAGGTGCGGGCGCGTCTGGGGAGCCCGTCATGAACAAACTGATCAAAGCAGCAAGGGCGCTTATCGAGCGCTGGGAGACGCCGCTGTGGAAAGACGCCCCGGCGACGGCCGGCTTTATCCATGCGCTGCGCGATGCGGTGGCCGAGCATGAGGCATTTTCCGGTGAGCCGGTGGGCGTGATCACGCGCGGAGTCAGTGGCGCGACGGGCGTTTATTGGCACAAGCTGGACATGCCCCACGGCACAAAACTGTATGCCAATGCTGAAGGCGAAGGCATTCGCGCGCTGCTGACCGATTGGAAGACGGGCAAAATTAGCACCAACGACCTGCTGGGCACGCTGTTTTCGCGCTACGGCAGCAACCCGGTTTTGGGCGGCGATCCGGCGCGGATGTCTTGCCCGGCGTGCAAGGGTAGCGGCGATAGCGCGTCAGGACGGACGCCGTGCGGCGCATGCGAAGGCACGGGCGGCGTGTCGGCCCGTAGCCCCGCCACGGCAGACAAAGAACAGCAGCCGGAGCCGGTTGGCGAAGTGCAATGGCGAAATATCAAGCACGTTGTTCGAACCTTGGCCGATTGGGCGTTTGGCTCGAAGGACGATCCTACATATGGGACTTGTTGGATTGCAGTGGTGAACGGCCTTACTGCGAAAGATGGCCCTGAGTTCAAACTTGAACCGCTCTACACCCACTCCGCCCCTGCAGACAAAGACGGGGAGCGGCTGATTCGTGCCGTGCAAGCGTTTCGCAACCTCCCGATGCTTGGCAACTACCACACGTTGCGCGCAACGCCTGAATATGACGAGCTTTGCAACGCATGGGACGCTGCCGTTGATCGGGTCAGTAAGGCAGGGCTACGGAAGGCGGTCGATAGCGTTTGCCAGTCGATGGCAACCGAGACCGATCATTCCGGCGAACTCGCGCCGTTCAAGCCGCTGAACGCGGCCAGCAATCAGCGCGCGGACGGGTCGTACAGGGGCGAGCCGGCGAATGTTGAGGCTGATTACATTGCACGGCACACCACCGCGCCAATCGCGCCGGCCCCGGACAAGTGGTTTCCGCTGCTGGGCACCGGCCTTGCCATGAAGCGCTCGCTGCTGAATGAGCGGCAGGCGCAGTTGAACCACTCCCAGACGCTGGACGTGCTGGCGTCGCGCGGCGGCTTGTGCCCGGTCGAGGCGATGGCTGTCATGGAGTCGCGAAGCTACTCGAATAGGGATCAGGTTGTGGCACTGCGCGCCTTGATTGAGGCCAGCACGAATCGCGATGTTGATTCCTTGGCGCAGTTCATTCGGTCGATTAACGGCCGGAATTTGCTTGGCGCGGCCTCGCTGGCCGAGAAGATCATCGAGTGGCAGGACGGGCCTCGCCATGGCCGATAAATACTTTGCGACCGCGACTGTTCAAGTGACTTTGGAGATAACGGTGAAAGACACATGGGGCAAGGACTGCCCGATTTCTCAGGTGTATCGGCAGGGTGCGGAGTCGGCGATTGGCTCGCTGGGCTACGCGCTCCGGCAAAGCGGCATCAAGGCCAAGATCATCGGCACGCCGCAAGTGTCGGCCGTGGTGGCGAAAGGCTTCGAGTGATGCCGTTCCTGACCGATCAACAGGTGCGCGCGGCGCTGGCCGAGAATGGCATGGTGCCGCACGCCGACAGCAAGCTGATGATGGACCACTACAGCAAGATGGCCGACAGCTTCATCCGGGCCTATCTCGGCGAGGCCAAGCCGTCGCCGGTCTTCGCGGTTGATCCGCCGAAGTTCATCGAACACTCAAGCGCCAATTTGCCACCGCCAACGGCGAAGAAGGCCGCGCCGCCGATAATTGGAGACCTGTTCGCATGAGCGAGCCGACCACGGAACGCCGAATTAACAGGCGCGAGCGGCGCTGTTGCCGCGAAGCGTCCGGTTGAATGACGTGTTATGCAACTTGCAAAAATAATTGAGTAACGCCACTTGGAGGCCAAAAGCATGGCAACGAAATACCCGCAGTACCAGATTGGGCAGTGGATCGACACCAGCGAGGAAGCGATGAACAAGCCGCAAGCGACGATCCTTTACGGAGTGCAGATCAGACCGGAGAAAGGCGCGAAGTGGCGGCACTGCTGCCGTGATAACGAGCCGCTGATTTTCGACACGGTGGAAAAGGCCAGCGCGGCGATTGCAGAACTGAAGGCGCTCCCGTTGCATAACGCGAAGTAGGCCCACAAACCGGCGTATATCTCAACAAACGGGACTGTAAAAACAATGAACCGCGCATTCCAGATCGCCAAGCACGTCGCGTCGCAGCTTCGCCAGTGGCCGTTCCGCGACCGCGCCGTAGTCGAGCGCGAAGTGACCAAGGCCATCGACAGCGGCAACGCGTGGCTGTTTTACGAACCGAAGCAATTGGAACTATTCGAATGCCCAAAATGAAGCCCAACGAAAAGCCGGCGAACGTCGCCGCCCGGCTCGCCAAGTCGCACGACAAAAAGCTGCTGGCCGGCGAGGTCCGCGTCACTGTCTGGCTGAAGAAAGACGCGGCCAAGGTGCTGAAGAAGGAAGTAGCGAAGGGCGCAACCGTGCGCGATGTCATCAGTGAGGCACTTATCGAGAAGGGGAGTCGAAAATGAAAACCACTATTGCGGCCGTCGTTATCGCGGCCATCGTCATGCTGGCATCGTGCGTTGCGCACGCCGGAGACATCGGCGTCTACGGCAACCAGTTCGAGGGCTTTATCTACTTCACCGACGACCGGGGCGCGTGCAAGAACAGCATGCAGACCCGGCTTGACGCGGCGGACGGCCGGAAGTTTTACGGCTGCTGGCGTCCGGTGCCCGGCGGCGTGCGCTTCCGTTGGGATGGCGAGTCAGCCGACAAAGAGAAATTCTTGGCCGACGCGAACATCGGCGCAACCGAATACGGCGAGGCCGTCGCGAACGCGGCGCAGCAAGACGAAATCGACCGCAAATACCGGACGAACCGGAAAGCCCGAGCGCAGTAGCGGCGCGCGTTGTGCCATTATTCTGGCATGCTATCCACGTCAAAATTCTACCGGGAAGTTCGCCGATTCTGCGTTCAAGCGCCGGTCTGGTCGAGCGATGTTGTTCGCCATGAAGTGCTGCCCGACGAGCGGTTCGACCTGTCGCTGGTGGCCTACCGCGTCTATGGCTCGCGCAACGAGTTCCATGCGGTGATGGCGGCGGCGGGAATTGACCGCTACGACCGCCCGCTGGAGCAGCAGACGATTGTCCTGCCGTCGCGGTCGATGCTGGAGCAGATCAAGGCCGCGACCGGCTTCAAGAGCGCATGAAAAAGAATACCTGCGGGGTCTATCAGATCACCGCGCCATCTGGCAACTTCTATATCGGATCGTCGTTCTGCATGCGAAGCCGATGGTCGGGGCATCGCGTCGATCTTCGCAAGGGTTCGCACCATTGCGCGGCGCTTCAACACGCCTCAAACAAACACGGTATCGACAGTCTTAGGTTTAGCATCCTGCTGGTCTGTGACCGCGACAATGCGCGCTTCTACGAACAGCTTGCCATTGACGCATTCCAGCCGGAATACAACTCAACCGACAGTACGCGCGAGCCGCTGAGCGGGCTTTGGCAAGACCCGGAGTTCCGGAAGGCTGGCGTCGACAGGTGTCGCGAGCAGGCGATTCAGTGGCGCAAAAGCCCTGAGTGGGTGGCTAACCAGAAGGCCGGTGCCGGCGCGGCGCTCGCAAGGCTGCATACAAACCCAGAGTTTAAGAAAGCCCATGCGGAGCGAATTCGAGAGAGGATCATCCGAGTCAATGAAACGCCCGGCATTCGAGCCAAGGCGGACGAGACTCGGCGCACAAGGATGGCGGAAGACAAGGCCGATCCAGAGCGTTGGGCGGCGCGCAATGCCAAAATTCGCGAGCTTCTCGAAACCCCTGTTCTGTGTGTCGAGACCGGGGCGGTTTTCAAGAGCCAGAAGGAGGCCGGCAACTGGCTGAACGTCGAACACGGGTTCAAGTCGTCCGGGCATATCAATAACAACCTGAAGGGCCGCTGCAAGCAGGCTTACGGCTTCACTTGGCAGTATGCGGAGGTCAGCAATGCCGAACATCGATAACCGGCAAGGCGCGTTGCGCGCTGCTGATGCGCGGCGCGAAGCCAAGCTTGAAACAAAGCGACAAGAGGCCGTCCGAGCGGCAGCGGCAACGATCCTAAACCCCGACGAAGTGGCCGGGGACTACGACGCCAAGCGGATGTTGATGACAACGCTTGGCGGGAGAGTTCGCCCGCTGACGAATGAAGACCTTCGGCAGTTTCAACACAACATTCGTCAGGCCAAGAAGAAATATAAGGGCGGAATTTCTGCGAAGCAGGCTATCGACCTATCACTGCCAGAGGACAGGAAGAGAGCGGCCGAGGAAATCAAAAACGCTTTGCCGGTTTCTTCTCAGGCTGGCGTGGTGCATTTCCAGACCAACGCAGGGCCGAAGTCTGACAAGCAGCGCCACCACGTCTACGTGCAGTTTTTGAACTTTGAGGCAGCGGTGTCGAGCCCAAAACATGCCGACAAGATCGTTCAGGAACTGATCGACGGGAAGTTGAAATTTGACTGCGATTGTGGACGCCACCGTTTTTGGCACAGATTTACGGCCACCATCGGGCAGTGGAACTATCGCCTTGCCGAGCAGGGATTCCCCCGTGTACGAAATCCGGGGTTGCATGGCGTCGCGTGCAAACACGTTCTGCGCGTGATGACAATGGTTCGCCAGTCGCCAACGATCAAAGGCTATCTCACCCGCATGATCGACGCCGCGCGGGCCAAGCTGGACCGCAAACGCGAGGATGTCGCCGTGTCCGAGGTCAAGGACTTGGCCGAGAAGTTGAAGGCCGAGAGCCATCGCCAGCGCCGCGTCGCGACGACGGACGAGAAGCGCCGCGAGCGCGAGCGCTGGGCCAAGTCGAAGCCGGTTCAGGACATGAAGGCGGCGGTCTCCACCAAGGTCAAGAGCAAGGCCGTCAAGGTGGCGGCGAAGGCGGTCGAGGCGAACATTCAAAAGATGCTGTCCATGGGCGCGCTGACCAAGGCGCAAGCCGCTACCATGCTGGCGGCAATGAAGGGCGTGAAGTAATGGACTACTACGGCTACCGAAGCATCCTTGATTCGCTGGCGAAAGGCATCAAGCGTTTGCCGAGCCGCAACGTCGCCGATTACACCGTCGAGTCGATGGGTAGCGCTGGGCACAACGTCATTTATCGCGGCCAAGTGGTGGGTGTAATCAAGCAAGGCAAGGCCAAGGACGCGGTGGCGGCATTGCTGGCCGAGCAGGATGCGATTGACCGGGAGCGTGACGCCAAGAAAACCAAAGCGGCCGAGGCCAAGCCGGCGAGCGACGCCAAGCGGCGCGATGCGGACATGCTCAAAGCGGCGATGGCCGGCAACAAGGCGTTGATCGCCAATGCCCACAAGGCCGTCAAGCTGGCATTCAAGCCGCTGTCGCTGGCCGACTTCCGCGCCAAGGAAACGCTCCTGATTCATGCATCGAAGGGCTACGGCCGGCGGTCCGGGTCGGAATATCGACTGGTGGCGATCAACGGCGAGCCGGCCTACGCCCGTGAGTCAGACCATTGGGGCAAGTTCCACACGTCCGATTTTGTCGATGGCGAGCAGGTCAGCAAGGATTACGAATGGATGCTGTCCGGCGTGACCACGAAATACGGCGAAGGCATCCGCTATGCCGGATACATTCTGCTGAAAGATTTGAAAGGCTGACATGCTCAATAACGTACCGACCCAGATCAACCGCAGCGCCCGGCTGGTGACGCTGCGCCATCCGAACGCGATGGATTGCACGGTGTTCCGCAAGCAGATCAACCGCACGGCCGCAACCAGCATGGGCGGCATGCCGACCATCGGCGGCTTGGGCGTGATCGACAGCGAGGACGAGGCCGATTACACGTATGTCGAACTCGGCGACGCCAAGATCGTGTTCACCGGCCAATTTCAGACGCAGGGCAACAACTTTGTCGAGGACGAGAGCGGGCTGAACTACGCGGAGTCGCCGATTGAGGCGCTGGTGGAATGCGTGCTGGACCCGGCAGCGCAGGGCTACTTCGTGCTGACCAGCAAAGACATGGTGATGGTCGAGCCCGGCGGCGGCTTCGCGCTGGCGTATGAAGTGGCTGGCGAAACAGGATCGGTCAACATCCCGCCCTACACCAAGAAATTCCTTCTTTCCCCGCGTCAAGACGCGAACGTCGGTATCTGAGGCCCAGACCATGAGCAACTACTACGGAACCCGCGCCATCGTGTTGGACGCCGCCGACATGAGCGCCAAGGCAACCAGCGCAGCAGCGAAGCGCGCGGCAAGGCGCGACCGGATCGCCGGCAACGTCGCCAGCGTCGCCGCGCTGAACGGCAAAGAGAAGCCAGATTACGCCGCGAACCTCGCGTTCTTTCTTCAGGACGTTGCCGGCAACATTCACGGCCAATGGCACGGCCCGATGTCGGCAGACGACCAGAAGCTACTTTTCGGGCGATTTCTGGGCAAGGGCACGATTCATATCGACGGCCAAGCCGAGCGGCTGGAACACAGCAAGAAAGTCGGCTTCGGGCAGGACTACGAAGTGACGGCCAACCTTAAGTGGTCCGAATTGAAGTGACGCGCTACGCGAACAAAAAGACCGGCCACGACTACCTGACCGTCGCGCTCGTCTACAACGCGACCAATGCGCAGGACGGTGAGCGCATGGTGCTTTACACCCGGAACCGTTGCTGGATCGATGCCGCGATTGTCTTCGTTGCGCGCCAAGTGCTGCGCCTGATCCCCGCGTGTTATGTCCGCGAGCGCCTTGAGTTTCACGAAAAGTTTCTGCCAATCGACAAAAAAGATTGACAGGATCAAATAACGGTTGCTAAAGTGTAGTCACACCAACCAACCGGGAGTGAAGCATGGCAACAGGTACTCAAGTCCGCAGCATCGGACAGGTCAATTCGGCGCTCAAGGCGCGCAAGATCGACATGGAACTGGTCAAGGGCAAGGACTATTTCTACTTCGTCGGCGACGACGTGGATTTGTCGGCCGATGGCACGTCGGTTTATGTCCCGCGCGTGTCGGACCTGTCGCTGGAGCAGTGGATTGACGAAGCCATCGATAAGAAGGTCAAGGCCGCATCATGAACTCGGCGACGTATTCCGGGCTGGTGGCCGGCGTTAATTTCCCGCAGACGATTTCATCCCTGCGGCCGGGCGAGCAGAAAACCTTCCAAGCGGCCATTCAAGACCTGCTTGGTGCTGTGTCGGTGCCGGGGCAGATCATCAAGGCGCGCGCCACCGAGATTCGCAGCCGGCTGGGCAGAGCGTGCGAAAACGCATGGCGCGACGGTCCGGCGGTCAAGGGCTGGCTCAACATGGAACACGACGCCCGGCCAGAGTGGTTCCATGATGCCTACTACGCGAGCGGGCTGACTTCCCTGAAGAAGATCGCCCGGACCTGCCAGCCGCATGCCGGCGAGCCGATTGCCGACGCCGCGCTGGCCTTCGTGAAGGAATGGGAGCCGGTCGTCGCCGCACTGGAAAGCCTCAAGGCCAAGATAACCACCGTGGCCGTGGTGCGCGAAGAGAAGAAGGAAACCGAGCGCAAGGCGCGGGCGCTCATTCCGCCGTCGAAGCTGTCGCAAGTCGTCGCCGCCGCAGTCGAGTCCTACCGGCCGGAACTGGCGAAGCAATACACCGAGTTCGCGACGCGCCGCTATCAAGCCATGGTGCTGAGTTTGGGCGACGACCTGAAGGGCGTGACTTCTTCGCGCGAGTGGGCGCGGACCTACGAAAACACGGTGCAGCCGATCCTTGGCGCGGACGGCAAGATCAACGCCGCCAAGCTGCGCGACAAGGCCGAGCAGTACGCCGTGATGGTCTCCGACAGCATGAAGGCCAAGATCATGGCGAAGGCCGGCGAACTGGACAACCCGGAAGTCAAGCGCATGGACAGCTACCGCTTCCTGATTACCGGCGAGCGCTTCGGCAAAAAGGTCGCGATTGAACAGACGCGGATCGTCAATGTCTCGAAGCTTGGCACGCTGTTCAACCAGTGGCCGGCGCGGATCGCGTTCGACCATCGCTCAATCAGCGAAGCCGCTTATAAATCCCTGAAAGGATGATCATGGGTTTCACTACCCGTTTTGGACACAGTGCCCACGTTGAGCGCAACGTCAAGATCGTTTGCGCCGTGTTGGAAGGGCAGACGCTGGCGAAGGCCGGCGAGCCGCACAAGCTGACGCGCGAGCGCATCCACATCATGTTCAATCGCTACTGTCGCGCCGCCGTGCCGGAGCTTTGCGAGAAGCAGCCGCCGGGCAAGAAATTCACGGTTTGGATGCGCGAGCATCGGAGCCTCGTCGCCGCCAAGCTGAAGGAGAAAACCAAGGCGGCGCTGTCGTGAGCGACTACAAGCGGATGCAGTGCATCCATTGCAAGCGCTTCACGCAGTTCAGGAATCGCGGCGCGCACGGCTGGGAGTGTGCGCTTTGCGGCCGGTGCCAAGACGAATGATCCGCGTGCCGCTGCGCGATCTACCGGACGGGGCGCGGTTCGTGCTGATTCGGACCGGCGACCGCTACCGGATTACCGGGCGCGAAACCGTCAAGGGCCGGCGCGTGATACTCGTTCGCCGCGAGGACGGAAAGGAGCGTGTTCGCGGCTCGCTACACCATTCCTGCCACGTGTCGCCGATCATCAAGCCGCACGTGAGGCCGAAGCCGTGAAGCGCTCGCCATTGGATGCCGCGAAGGAAAAAGGCGCGTGGGCGGCGCGGATCGGCCAGACCGAGGCCGATTGCCCATACCCGGACAAGCGCAAGGACGACGGCCGGCTGACGTTTTCGCGGGCCTTCCGCAACGCGTGGGCGCAGGGCTTCAGAGAGGCAAAGGCGAGCGATGGCAAGCCGGCGTAGGCGCTCCGCGTACCTGTCGAAGCCGCATATCTACAAGGCGCGCGGCAAGTGGGTTGTGCGCGTCTATGACCCGGTGGCGAAGCGGATCATGGCCTTTCGCTCGCCGCATTTGGACGCCGGTTTCATCTATGCACTCTGGGGAAAATAAGGGGGAATCATGCACAAATACTGATTATCCAACCTGCTTGCAGCGCCCGCCATTACGGCGGGTTTTTTGCGCCTAAACGATTGACATAGCGGATAGCACTCGCTAAAGTGTTTCCTTTCACAAACAACAAATGGAGTGATGTATGAAAGTCCTTGCTCTGGTGGATAGCGACACCTATCTGGTCGAGGTCTCGCACGGCGAGATTGAAAAGGTGTTCGACAAGTATTACGGCAAACTCGACAATCTCAAGGTCGGTGCCAAGATCGACCTTTCGGAAGGGTACGAATTCCGGACGGACATCAAAGCCGCCTGCCGGGCCATGCAGGAAGCCATGGAGAAGTTCGACCTCAAACGCGAAACGCTGTTCCAGTTTGCCGAATTGATCGCCAAGCAGAAGGACGGTGCGGCATGAGCGACAAGCCACTGCAAGCCTTCGAAGTTAAGGACAACTACGAAGGCAATGCCACGGTGGTTTTCTGCACCAATGGCGCAGCCGCGCGCCGCGAGGGGGCCAGCGAACTCGGCGTCGAGTGGACCGAGGTTGAGCATTGCCTGCGCAAACCTGAGTTCGACCAGTACGCCCCCGGCCCGGTCTCGCCGCTGGTCCTGATCGCGCATGGCTGGTGGTTCGAATGCAGCCATTGCGGCCGGCGCGTGACCAGCGACATGTCCGACGAAATCAACGAGGGCGAAGACCCGGAGAACCTCGTTCCGCGCCTTGATGGCCGGAGCGGCGTCTTCTGTAGCGATTCCTGCGGGTGCTTGGACCACATGGACCAGCGCGGCAGGGAAGAGGCCGCTGACGCGCTGCGGGAGGTCTTTGAGGCCAAGTTTCCCGGCGCGAAGATCGCAGATGTCCACGTGTATCGCGGCCCGCTGCTGGAATGCCGCCCCGGCCGGTTCGTGGTGGCCTTCTCGTTCCCCGGTGGAACGTATGCCGCGCATTGGGAGTTCGGCGAAGACGTTTGCCATGTATCAATGATCGATGTTGAGCCGTTCAAGGAATGGCGGAAGGAGAAAAACCGTGGCGGATAAAACGAAAATCGAGTGGAGTGATGCGACGTGGAACGTCATTACCGGCTGTTCCGTGCTGTCGCCGGGCTGTAAAAACTGCTACGCCATGAAGTTGGCGGGCACGCGGCTGAAGCACCACAAGAGCCGCGAGGGCCTGACCGTCGAAACCAAAGCCGGCCCGGTCTGGAATGGCGAAGTGCGCTTCAACGAGGAATGGCTTGATCAGCCGTTGCGCTGGTCGAAGCCGCGAATGATCTTTGTTGCCGCCCATGGCGACCTGTTCCACGAATCGGTGCCGGACGCGTGGATCGACAAGGTGTTCGCCGTGATGGGGCTGGCCTTCGTGATGGGGCGCGGCCATACCTTTCAGGTGCTGACCAAGCGCGCGGCGCGGATGCGCGGCTATCTGTGCAATCCGGAGACCGTCTGTCGCGTGACGCGCGCCATGAAGGCCCTTGGCCCGGAGTTGCCGGGCGAGAACTCGCCGCCGGCTTGGCCGCTGCCGAACGTCCACCTTGGCGTGTCGGCCGAGAACCAAGAGGCCGCGAATACGCGCGTTCCTGACCTGTTGATGACGCCGGCCGCTGTCCGCTGGGTCAGCGTCGAGCCGATGTTGGGCGCGATCAACCTGACCGCGCTCATGCGGTACGAGCGCGACGCCGGCCGAGAAGGCGAGGACGGATGGACCTTTTGCGACGACGCCCTGTCAGGCTTCCGGGCGCACAAGTGCGGTGGGTCGATGGGTGCGAAGCTGGACTGGGTTGTTTGTGGCGGCGAGAGCGGCAGGGACGCGCGGCCGATGCACGTCGACTGGGCTCGCCGTCTTCGCGACCAGTGCGCGGCGGCTGGCGTGCCCTTCCTGTTCAAGCAGTTTGGCGAATGGGCACCCGGCACGAAAGTCGAGGCGCGATCCGGTTGTGTCGAGACGGCAACCTTGTTCGATGGAAAGTGGGTCCATGGCGTCGAGAACCTTGCCGACGAAGACCTGCACGTTGACGACGAGCCGGACATGTACCGCATCGGCAAGAAAGCCGCCGGCCGCTTGCTGGACGGGGTTGAACACAATGGATATCCGGAGGGTGTTTGTCATGGTCTTTGATAGCAACGTGGTATCCGCCATTGCAGCCGTAGCGGCGGCAATCGGCTTTGGGGGCGGGATCATTCACGGGCTGGTGGTCGGCACGCGGATCAACAAACACGAAAAGCATGACTTCATCCGCCTGCGCTTCGAGGGATCGCACTTCCTGATGACGCCGGCCGAGGCGTGCCAGATTTTGCAGGACGACGACGATCCGAAGCGCTACGGCGTCGAGGCGGTGCGCCTGACCATGGCCGAGTTCGACGCCATGCCCGAGTTCGACGGGTTCTGAGCCATGGAAGAGACCAAGGACATGTTTATCGCGCATATCCCGGCGCGGCCGGTGCGCCCCGACGTGATCGGCGAAGTGGTGTTTGTCGAGGCGTGGCAGCGCTTCATGGCAACCGATCCGGCGTTCTGGGACGACCCCGAAAAGACCGTGCTTGACGGCGTGTTGGGATGCTACCGAAAGGAGTATTCCGGCCAGCGCGAGGCGACGGTTTGCGCGAGCCTGATTTGCTGGTTTGGGACCAACTGCGGGCAAGGCTTTCTGATGGCTTGCAAAAGGTACGGCAAGCAACATACGGAGCATCAGTTGCAGGATGCCTACCTTGCGCAATGGGCCATCGAGAACTCACGCAAGAGCGGCATCAATCGCGGCATTCGAACGCTTGAGCATTGCCTGTCGACGGCAGCGGACAACTCGCCGCATGAGCATCTGCTGTGCCCGGCAGGCCCCAGCGCCGAGGATTACGAATGCGCCGAATGTCTGGTGCAGTGGCTGGGCACGGGCGACGGCCAGAAGTTCTTGGATTACTGCGAGGCCGAGATTGATCGCCGCCGCAACCCGATCCGGTTCCCGTTCGAAAGCGCGGCAGCATGAAGCGCCAGTACCAATCCGCCGAGCAGCACATGCTTGAAACGCTGTCCGCCTACTCGCCAATGTCGTATCGCGACTATGCCGAACTGACCGGAGCCAGTGAAGACGCCGCATTCGAACGCCTGCGCCGGCTCTGGAATAAAAAGGTGCTTTTCATAGCCGGCTATCAGCCGACGAAGGGCGGTCGGCCGTTGCCGCTGTACGCCATCGGCGCGCTGCCGGACGAGCTGAAGCCGAAGGCCAAGACGACGACCGAGCGCACCAGCGCCTACGAAAAGAAGCTTCTGGCCGAGGGCGGCGCGCGGCTGAAGAAGCAACGCGCCAAGCGGCAGAAACGGCACAAATACCGCATGAGAACCGATCCGGTCTATGCCGAGTCGGTGCGCAAGCGGCAGGCCGCGCATCGCCGCAAGGTGATGGGCTATCAGCCGAGGATGCCGAAGCCGGCCAAGATTGATCCCTTGTTATCCATCCTGATGGGAGTGAAGCCGTGAAGATCGAAGAAAGCACGGTCCGCAAGCTGCGGATCACCGAAGCCACGGCCCTTGATCCAATTGACGTGATTCTTGAGGACTTGGGGCCGCGTAAAGGCAACATCGTCATCACCTGTTACAACAAATCATGGACGGCAGGCTGGGGCGGCATGGGCGACCAGACCATCGCGAAGTTCTTTTGCAGCGTTACGGTCGGCTACATCGCGGGCAATCTATCGACGGGAATTCAGCAGTCCGTTTTCGACCCGGACGGCCTGACTGAATCGCTTCAGCGCATCGTTCTCAAGGATCGTCGTCGCCGAAACATCAGCGGCGACGAGGCGCGCGAAACGTGGGGCGAAATCGATGAAATGGGCCATCCCGACAATATCGAGCAGTGCTGGTATCACTCCAAGTTGCTGGTCAAGCTCATTGGCGATGAATGGTGGTATGGGTTGCCCGAGAAACCAAACCCGGATTACGTCTATCTCTGCCGCATTATCAACGCCGTGCAGGAAGCTCTACGCACGCTGGAAACCCAACGAAAGGAGTCTGAACATGCAACAGCCTGAAAACGCCCCGGCCGCGCCGCGTCTGGAATGGGAGCTTGACGACGCGACTGCCGCCCTGCTGCGTCGCTTCATCGGCGACGACGAAGAGTGCCAAGGCATCACCCTGTCGGTCGGCTACATCAAGGACGACGACGGCAAGGTCGAGCATGGCCTGTGCGTTCGCAGCACCGAATACCCGGAAGAGGGCGGTGTGCTGCTGGCCCCCTGCGCGCCGCCGCCGCACCATCCCGACGTGCGCGTGCTGAGCGATGCTGCCGCCCGCGACCTGCGCCGCGCCGGCCGCGCCGAGGCTGTGGCGACCCTGCTGAAGCTCGACCCGGCCGAGCTTGACGGATGCGTGGATAGCTCGCCGCTGGGCGATACCGGGGAATATCAGTCGTCATGGAACGAAGCCAAGCTGCGCACCATGTTCGACATCGCCAGCGACGACCCCACCATGGCCCTGATCGAGCGCATAGACGCCGCGTATTGGGAACAAGAGGTCAAGCTTGACCGATTCCGCCATCTACGCGACCTGCGGACGGCCGACTTGCTGGCCCGCTTCACGGAAGTCAAGCCCTGCGTGGTCGAGGACTGGCCGAACGCGCATACCGCATGGCTCAAGGTCGGCGTGCAATCGTTCTGCATCACGCCGGCCGCGTGCGAAACCAAGGAAGAAGCCGAGTTCATGGCGATGCAACTGGCGCGGGCGCTGCGCCGTATCTTGCGCGGCGACTTCTCGGAACCGCCGCCGGCAAAAACGATTGACACGGCAAATAACAGTTGCTAAAGTAGCTGCACCACAAACCAACAAGGGAGTTGTCATGAGTCGAGAGACCCACGGCCCGGAATACAAGGCTTACCTCGCCGCCCTGAAGCCGGGCGACGAAATCATCTATCTCAAGCATTCGCGCTGGGGCGGATATCCGGAGGCGGTAAAACTGACTGTCACGCGCCGGACCGCGACGCAAATCATCTTTGGGGAAGGGCGCAATCCGCTGCGATTTAAGGCTGGAAACGGCCTTTCCATCGGTCGTTCGAATTTCAGCTTCCTTCCTTGGCCGGCAACGCCCGAGGAACTGGCCGCTGCCATCGCGGCGCAAGAACTTGCTGAGTTCCGCGTCGAGGTCAGGAAAGACGACCTGACCAGACTGCCCATCGAGGCACTGCGAGAAATCAAGGCGGTGATCGATAAATACCGTGCGCCGAAGGAAGGGAGCGCCGATGCAAGTTGATCGCGATAAGCCGATCCTGTTCTGCGATGCCATGGTGCTGGCGCTGCTGGCCGGAACCAAACGCCAGACGCGCCGCACGATGACGCGGCCGGGGCCGGGCTGGTCTATCGAGTCGCCGCCGAGGCTGGGGCGCATCCTGACCCAGCCGCACCCGAAGCACGGCAAGTTCGGCGTCTTCGTGCGGCGCGGCGAAGGCGAGTTCGCGGAAATGGACCTGATCCCGGCGGCGTATTCCATCGGGCAAAGGCTGTGGGTCAAAGAGTGCTGGCGGATCGGCGCGTGGGATGAAAATCGTGGCGTAGTGGCGCTGGATTACCGGGCCGGGCACTTCGTTCGCAAGCAGTGGTTGATTCCATGCGCTACGGCCAAGCTTGACCCGACCGAGGTCTTCGAAAAGCTGTGGATTCAATCGACAGACGATTGCATCGCCGCCAGAATCGAGCCGGACGCCGAGGGCAACTACCATTGGGAGCCCGGCGAGGCCCCGACCCGCTGGCGTCCGTCGATCTTCATGTCGCATTGGGCGAGCCGGATCACACTGAAGGTCGAGAACGTGCGCGTCGAGCGACTGAACGACATCAGCGCAGCCGATTGTCTGGCCGAGGGCATTGTCGAGCGAGAAGTGATCGTCGGAACGGTCTACGAAAACGGACATCGAGAGATTACCGCGTTTCGCTACTTCTTCGATGGTTGCACGGAAGAGGGTTTCGAATGCCCGGAAGACGCCTACGCGGCGCTCTGGGACTCCATCAACGGGGCCGGCGCATGGGAGGCCAACCCCTATGTTTTCGTTTATGACTTTGTGAGGGAAGACTGATGCAAAAATCTTTTATGCCGCGCTGGTGGCACTTGATCAACAAGGGCAACATGGTTTCGGGGGTGATGATTGTCGCCGGGGTTATTGGCCTGTGCGTTGCCGTGATTGTCGAGGTCAAGGCATGAGCGCCGTCATCGCGGTATCGGCCGAAGCCGACTTCGAAGCCGGGACGTGGACCTTTGAGCCGAAGGGGCCGTATGCGGTCGGCGCGGGCAACTACGCCATCATGCGCGAAGAGCATTTCAAGCGCCTATTGACTGCGTGCCGGCTCGCGATCAAGGCGAGCGCCAAGAACGCGCCGGACGGCGAGTATTGCCCGGACTGGCAAGCCGCCATGTACGACATGCGCGAGGCCGAGAAGGAGTTTTCGAACATCCTTCCCGCCGAGGCGGTGGCATCGTGAGCCGCGAAACCATCCGCCCGGAAATCACGGCCGGGAAGATCGGGCAGTGCGACGATCACGATATCTACCGGCACCCGGCGTTCGGCGTGATCACGCTCATGGAGCCAACAGGCCATGCCGAAGGATTGTTTGGATCGGACGTTCAGCACTCGCGCTGCATGAAGATCACGATTCACCGGGCCGAGCTTCATCGCAACCTGTCGAACGACTGGATACACGACCGCGAAACGCTGGTTGTGGTCGAGTTATCGCACGCGCAGTTCGCCGAGTTCATCACCAGCAAGGGCAAGGGCGACGGCACGCCCTGTACGTTGCGCTACACCGCGCCGGAAGGCTCGCGATTGGAGCAAATGCCCGGCATCGCCATGCCGGAAACGAAGACCGAAATGTTCCGGCGCGAAATCGAAGAGTCGGCCAAGGAACGGCTGACCGAGATCAGAAAACAAATTGATCGGCTGGGCGCGATGATCGAAGAGGGGCGGCTTGCCAAGCGCGACCTGCGCGACATGCACGCCGAACTGCTTCGCCATGCGCAGCAGCTTCCGGGGTCGGTCGGCTTCGTGATTGAGCAGGCGCAAGAGGCGTTGGAACACGCGACGACCGCTGCCAAGATCGAGGTCGAGGCGTACATCGGGCAGGCCGTGCAGCGCATTGGCATGGACGCCGCCAGAAACATCGGATTGATTGAAAACAAAGGAGAAAGATCATGAGCAAGTGGAGCCCCAAGGACCAAGCCAAGCTGCAAGAGCTTCAGCAGCGCAAGGCCGAGCATGATGCGATCAACTTGAAGCGGCTGGTCGCCGTGGTTGAGTGCTTCGGCTGCATCGGCAACACCACAACGCCGGAAGAGGTTGCGGAGGTTCTGATTGCCAATGCCGACGCCGTTCGCGACGCGCTGGCCCCCTACGATAGCGGCGTACGGGTTGAAGCAGCATGAGCGGGCATATCGAGGGGCCATTGACCGTTGCCGAAAGCTACGACAACGACGGATGTACCGAGACCGTGCTTCGCGGACTGGACGGCCGCGCGGCGGTCGCCGTGGTGCTGGACTTCGGGCCGAACAATCCGGGCATGCGCGAGGCCAATGCGCGCCGGCTGGTGGCGTGTTGGAAAGCGATGATCGGCGTTCCGACCGAATGGCTCGAAAGCTTTGCCATATCGAATGCCGAGAACGAGGCGCAAGAAAACGCGCGGCTTGTCGTGCAAAACGCAACCCTGATCCGGGCGCTAAAGGACATCAGCGAAAAGACGTTTGACGCCGGGTTTCACGTCGGCGGACCGGCCGAGTATTGCAACTTGAACAAAGACGCGGAAGGCATGAAGGCGCTGCTGACTCGCGCCTGCTGCTATCTGCAAGACATCAGCGGAATCGCCGGCAAGGCCATCGTCATCAATGCGAGGAAACAAACCAACGACGTGCAGGCGGTCATTCAGCAGCGCGACGACCTGCTGGCAGCAATGGAGGATATTGCCAGCCAGATGCGCAAGGCCGGCGCAAGCGTTCCAGCCCCGGAAAACAAAGGGACCATCGAAAGCGCGATGGCTACCGGATTGAGCCTTGGCCTGCTGCTGGTTCAAGACGCTATTGCCAGCGCCAGAAAAGCGTATGGAATGTGCTACTACGCCCCGGACGGCACGCTGATGAACCCGGACGGTACGCGCAGCATCTTTGACGACGTAGACCAATGAGCCCAGAAACCGCCCGCTGCTTTGCCCTGATCGTCGCGGCACAAGCGCGCATCGCTGGCATGTCGGCAGAAAACCAACTGGCCGCAGCCGTGGGCAATTCACCGCCCTACGGCGAGGCCGCTTTTAACAACGAGGCCGGCCACATGGAACAGATTGCCCAACAGGTGATCAACCAATGAGCCGCGCCGAGTGGGTAGAGCGCCACCTGAAGCGCACGCTGACCGAGTTTCAGCGCAGCGCCGTCGAACTGATCTGCGAGGCGCAGCGTTGTGGGCCGTATGACTTCACCCAAACCTTTGATCACGCCGATTGGGAGTATGGTATCGGCGTGCGCTTCCTGATCGGCCCGAAGTGCCTGTCGACATGGGATAGCAACGGTCTGACCAATCTCGTCATCGGCGCGCACGACCGCTGTATCAGGGTCGAAATCGAGCCCTGCAACTTCTCGCGAATCGCGGTCATCATGCACCCGCGAGAGCGCGACAAGCCATCCATGTGTCAGCGCCATCCGACCATCGAGCAGGCGATTGAAATCTACCGATCATGAGCGAGATTATTTTGGCCGGGCATGTCTTCGAACAGCGCGACTTGATCGAACGGGCGCTGCGCAACTTGCGGCGCAGTCGCGGCAGTCGTTCAAAAGAACGCTGGGTCGCCGTGATGGAGACTTTTGCCGTGGGTAGCACCGTAGCGCACGCGCTTTGTCATGAGTTCAACTTGGACCCGGAGGAAAAAATCAAATGAACCAGAACACCCCACCAATGCGGATATTTGGCATGCGCGTCTTCGCCAATCCGCTGCTTGATCCCAAGCCGAAGGTCGCGTTTTCGCCGGCCTGTCCGGCGTCCGACCAGTGCCGCGCAGAGTTCAACGCGTGGGCGCTGAAGCTGTTCGGCATGACGGAAGCGCAGTGCATCGTCAGCAAACCTCTGAACGCAGTTTTCTGCGGGGCATCGATCTACGAGAAGCTGAAGGAAGCGACGCAGACCAGCGGCACGGCGACGACGGCTGAGACAAAAGCGCCGAGCGTCAAGGACATCGAACGGTCGGTGAAAGAACTGCGGGCACTGCGCGCCAAGAGCAACATCGTCGCCAACGATCCGGGCGACTATAGCCCGTTCATTCGCCCATATTGACCTGATCGGAAAGCAACCCAGAAGCCCATGCCCGGACGCCCCTATGATGCAAGCTGTGCAATTTGGGGCGCGGCATGGCAAAAGATCAACAATCAGCGGGCTTGTGGCAGAAAGCCAAGGCATGGCTCGCCGGTAACGACAAGGCCGGAGAAATCAGGGAATTGGACGCTGGTTTCGAAGGCGTGTCCGTGTCCATGCTGCTGGGCAGCGGCAAGCGCTCCTCTAGGTCCCGCGCGTTCCTGTACGAGAACTACCACTACATGGCCGGCGACGGGATTATCTCGTCGGCGATCCGCCTGCACGTCACGCAAGCGCTGGGCGGGCACGAAACGACCGGCGACGTGGTGTTCATCGAGCCGGTGGCCGAGGATGCGACCGGCGAGCCGAAACGCATTGTCGAAGAGCTTCAAAGAGACCTTGGCCCGCTGTTCAACCGCGTGGCCTACCCGACCGCCTTCAATGGTGCGACCTTCGGAGACGCCTACGCGCGCATTTATGCCAAGGACAAATTCGGCGTGGTCGATCTGTGTTGCGACGAAATGGTCTATCCGCCACTGGTGCAACCATTCGAACAAGGCAACCGCACGGTCGGCTACACCATCAGCACCGGCACCAAATTCACCGAGAAGCTGAGCGTCAAGCAGATGGCGCGCATGAAGATGCCGCGCATGCTTTACGTCGCGCAAAACCGTGTGATCGAAAAGTCGATGCGCATCGCCATTCAAGAGGATGACATCGACAAGTTGCCGATCCTGCCGGCGCTGGTCGGTGGTTCCTTCCTTGATGCGGCCGAAGAGTCTTATTACAACCTGATTTCCGCCCTGACCGGACTGGTCGGCCAGCGCGTGTTGAACTCCATTGACGAATCGATGATCGGCGTCAACATGGAGTCGATGACGGTCGAGCAGCGCAAGGAGTTCATGGGCTCGCTGAAGGCCATGCTGACCAACAGCAAGGCCCGCGCCGAAAAGGCCGTCAAGGACGGCAAGCCGGTCCTTGAGCGCCTGTATCACATCATGCCGACGTTCAACGAAAAGCAGATGACGCGGATCGAAGGCTTCCAAGGCGGGTCCGGCGGCGCGAACATTAGCATTGACGACGTGATGCTGCACGCCAAGATGCTGGCCGGCGCGCTGGGTATCGACCTGTCAATGCTGGGCTTCTCCGACATCCTCTCCGGCGGCTTGGGTGATGGCGGTTTCTTCCGCGTGTCGGCGCAAGCGGCCGAGCGCAGCCGGATCATCCGCAACGCGCTCTCCAAGTTCTTTGATGACGTGATCGACATTCACACGTTGAACAAATACGGATTCGTGTTCGCCGATGGCGAGCGGCCGTACAAGGTTAATTTCTACGGCTCGATTTCGGCACTCGAAACCGAGAAGCAGCACACCAAAGAAACGGCGACGAACACCGCCATGGCGCTGGTCACGGTGCTGACGCAACTGCGCGACTTGGGTATGAAGCCGGAAGCGAACGAGCATATTTTTTCGAAAGTCATGCAGATGGACAAGGACGCCGCCAAGCTGCTGGCCGAAGGGATCAAGAACGCCAAGCCGCCGGGCAACGAGGACGGCATGGGCGGCTTCGGCGGCGGCGCACCGGGGCAACCCGGCGGCATTCCGCCGTTAGAAGACACGGGCGACGAACCGCCCGACAATCGCGTACTGCAATAAGGATTGACGATGGCAACCACGACCAAACGCATTAGCTTCAACGTCACGAACCGCCACCGGAAGTTTCGCGGCCAGAACCGCAACTTCGACACGGCCGCGCTCGCGGCGCTGATCAACGGCGGCGAGACACAGGAAAAGGTCAAGCACCGCGACATGCTGGGCTACTTCGGTCACTGGCCGCGCGTGCGCTTCGGCATGAACCCCGGCGAGGGCGCGATTCTCGACGGCAAGCACGTTTCGATTGAGCCGGCGATTGTGACGACGCACCTGAAGGCGTTGCCGGATGGCACCATCGAACACGAAACCGAGTTTCTCGATACCGCGTCCGGCCGGCTGGCTGAGCGCCTGTACCTGTCGAATGCCGGCGGCTTCAGTTCGGCCATCGACACCCGCAAGTGCGGCGACAAGCAGGTGCCGTTGGGCTTCTACGGCTTCGACTACGTGTTGGAGCCGAACTTCACCAAGAATCGCGGCTATGACGTGGCGCTCGACGGCGTTCAGGACGAGGCGATGCTAATGATGCTGGACGACGTGGCCGAGTATCGCGGCATGTTCGACGCCATCAACGGCCTGTACGACTCGCTGCAAGGGGCCTACGACCTGCAAAGCGCGGCGATGCAGCGCGTGGTCGAAGAAAACGAAACCCTCATGTCGATGCTCGCCAAGCAGGGGCGCTCGCCGCATGCGCTGGCGCTCGACGGGATCGAGGCCGAAGCCTTCGGCGGCGGCGAAAGCCGCGTGCTGCGCGTATCGGATCGGTTCATGGCGACCGACATCAAGGACTTGCCGGGGTTTCAGGCGCTCGATTCGGTGGCCGAGGAAGAGCGCAAGGCCGAAGAAAAGGCCAAGCCGACTGACAACCTGCTGCACCGCATGTTTCGCTAAGCCATGGCCGCGCTGAAGCACGACAAGGACGGCTTCCTGCAAGGGGAGCCGGTTGCCATTGAATCGCAGAACTTCGCCAAGGCGCTCGAAGTCTGGTCGTCCATCAAGAGCGACACGGCGGCGATTCGCGCCGCGCTGACTGGCAGCAAAGAGGGGACGAAGACCGCAGCGACGCCGACGCCGAGGATCACGCTCGCCCCGGTCATTGCCTTCCCGGTGAGGAACGCAAGGCCGGACGCCGAGCGCGCCGCGCCGCAATTGGCCGAGCGCCGTGAAGTGGTGCGCGCCGCCCGCGCGCCGCAGCCGCGAGACAGTCTCGGCCGCTTCGTGGTCGCGCCATCGCAGCCGGTGATCAACGCCGGCAGTCGGTTTGCGACGCCGGTCCCGGTCGATGCGGTCGGCGATGGCGCTGTTCCGGTTGCTGTTCCGGTTGCTGCGCCAGTTGTGCCGCAGGATGTGATGACGGGCGCGGTGCCGGTTGCGATTCCGGTCCCGGCCAACAAAACCAAGCGCGAAGTCCAGAACCGCGAGCGCGGCAGCGACGGCCGGTTCGCAGGCGACCCCAAGGACGAAGGCTCCAGCCGCGTTGGCGGTGACGGTCCATTGGGTCGGGCGGCAGACGCGATCAGCAACGCGGCCGGCGAACTGCGCGGCCTGACCGATGGCACCGAACAGATTGACCCGGCAATTGCAGCAACCAAGGAAGTCGGCGATATCGTCAAGCCGGCGATCACGGCCGCGAGTTCGGTGGCGAAGAGCGTTTTCGGTTTCTTCGGCAAGAAAGACGACCCCGCCGCCGAGGCCATCGAAAAGACCATTCCTTGGCACAAGCGCATTTTTAAGGTACTGCGCAGCATTGAGACCGCCAGCAACGCCGATGTAGGCGGCGGCGGTGGTTTGCTGGCGATGATTTTCGGCGGGCTGATGGCGGCGATTGGCTCCGGCGTCGCGGCGGTCAAGTCGTTGCCGCTGATGATCGGCCGCATGGTCGGCGGCTTCGGCGGCTTCCTGAAGGTGTTGGGCTGGGCCGGCAAGGTCATCGGCAAGCTGGCGCTGCCGGCGATGATGATCTATTCGGCATTCAAGTCGCTTTTCACGTCGACCGAAGAGTTCGCCAAGCGCATGGGCATGAATGCCGGCGAAGGCTTCTTCAAAGACTTGGCGATCCGCTTCATGGGGACGCTGGGCGATCTGGGTAACACGATCACCTTCGGGCTGGCCGGCAAGTTCGGCGAGGCCATCGCGCCGGCTGTGGCGTCGATGGTGGAGGGCATCGTCAATGCGTGGAACGGCGCGCTCGACGGCATGGCGGCAGTCTGGCAGGGCATCACCGATACGTGGAACTTCACTATTGACTGGTGGAAAGGCGCGTGGGATAGCTCGCTGGGCGCGGTCGTGGAAGTGGTCGATGCGGTCAAGAACTGGCTTTCGAACAAGGTCGGCGGTGCGAAGAAAGCCGTTAGCGAGACATGGAGCGCCGTCAAGGGCTCCGCGTCCGAGGCGTGGGACAAGGCCAAGAGTGCGGTCGGCAAGGTGCTGGAGACCGGGGCCGGGTACAACGTGGTGCAGCGCCCGGATGGCACGGTGGAGCGGCAGGAAGGGGCGCGCAACTGGCGCAACAACAACCCCGGCAACATCGAGGCCGGCGACTTCGCAACCAAGATGGGCGCGGTCGGGACCGATGGCCGGTTCGCGATCTTCCCCGATTACCAGACCGGGCGCAGCGCCAAGGAAAAGCTGATTTTCGAGGGCGGCAACTACAAGAACAAGACGCTGACCGAGGCTATCGCGCGCTATGCTCCGGCCGGCGAGAACGATACCGGCCGCTATCAAAAAACCGTGCTGGGCGCGGTCGGCGGCGCGAACAAACCCATGGCGGAATACACGCCGCAGGAACGCGGCGCGATCATGGACGCCATGGAGCGCGTCGAGGGCTTCCAAGTCGGCAGAACTTCGGTGCTGTCGCGTATGTCATCGACCGCCCCGTCGCTGGCCCTGCCGCGCCTGCCGCCCTTCAGCGCAACCGCCGCGCTCTCCGGTGCGGCGCGGCAAGTGCCAGCCGCCCCGGCAACGGCGATGCCGCTGGCGTCGAATGCGGGAGCGCCCAACGTCAACGTCCGCCTCCCGCAAGAGCTTTCGCAGAACGTTTCGGACCGGGGCGTAGCGCATATCGCGACCGGCGGCATGGGCTATTTCAACAGGTGAGGCAATGCAGAACATCGTAACCGCGCAGGAAGTGCAAGGCATGGTCAGTCACTGGCTGGCAACGCCGGTCAATGGCTACTTGGGGTCGAGCTACGGCAACGATCTGGCCGCGCTGTTGCAGCGCCCAATGAGCGCCGGGCTGGCCGATAACTTCCTGCAAAAGATGATTACCGACATCCCGATTCTCGGCGCGTTGCCGGAAGGGTCGGTCAACATCTATCTGGTCGATAAGGCCGGGTACAACGACAAAAAAGAACTGACGCTGGAAATTCTTGGCGACTTGATTCCTCTCGGACTGGTGAATGCTTGATGAAAACGAAGGCTGACTTTCAAAACGCTATCGCGGCGGCGATTTCGAACTACCCGACCGCCGCGCAGTTTTACCGCGCCAAAGACCCGCGCCTGCTGGCCCAGCTTGACGCGATGGCGACCATGCTTGCGATGCTGTCGCAGGAAATGGAAACGGCGGCGATGGAGCCTTTCACCAAGGCGCGCGACACGACCGTTCTCGCCGACGCAGCGATCAAGGGCATCCTCCCCTTCGCGCGCCCGGTGCGTATTAAGGTGACCATCGACAACACCCGCGCCGAAGCGCTGAACGTGCCCGCAGGACGGCGCTTGCTGGATGCGCAGGGGCGTATCTACGTGGTCGATCAGGGCGCGGTCATTGCGGGGCTGGGCAGCGGCTTCGTGACGGCCGTTCAGAAGACCGAAGCCGCCTTTGAACATACGGTCTCGGCGTCGCAGCCGTTCTACGCCATCGACATCCCGCAACCGGAAGGTGGCAAGTTCATCGCCGAGGTCAGGCTATCGATTGGCGGCGTACCGTTTGTCTTCGCCGAGGATTTCGTGAACGTGGCGATTGACGACAAGACGTTCCATCTGGAAACCGACGAATACCGGACGCTGAAGATTGTTTTCGGCGCGGCCGAGATTGCGGGCTATCAGCCGGACGTGGGCGAAGTCGCCACGGTGACCGTGGTGGAGACCGAAGGGGCCTTCGAACTCGCGTCGGAAAGTCCTTTCTCGTTCGAGTATTCCTACTCGCTGTACGACTCCGGCGCGACGCTGAAATTCGATTCGGTGCTGACCGTGGGCGCGTCGCCACTCGACATCGCGACGCTGCGCGAAATCACGAACTACCCGTCGGTCTACGACAGCAGCGCGGTTTATCTCGGCAACTTCGACTTCCTGATCCGCCGGCAACTGTCGCCGCTGCGCTTCCTGTCGGTCTGGAACGAACAGACCGAGGAAAGCGTTCGCGGGGCCAACATCGACAACATCAACCGGCTGTTTGTGTCGGCGCAGGCGGACGGCATCGTGCAAGGCACCTTGGAAACCAGCATCGCCAACATCATCAAGGCAGCAGACGACTCCTACCGAATCACCTTCGTTACGCCCGTGGCGACGCAGATTGTCGTGGTGATCGACGCCGAGGTCTCTGCAATTTATGACTTTGCGGTAGTCGAGCAGCAGATTCGCGAAGTGGTCGCGGCAGAATACGGCCCCGATTCGCTGTTCGCCAAGCACGGCTCCAACCGCGTGCTTTACAAGCGGCTGTACGACATCATGACGACGCAGGTCGAAGCACTGCAAGGTAATGGCAGCGACCTGTCGCTGACCATCACCGACCCCGGCGGCAGCATCCTGCCGGAGCAGTACCGCTACATCGCCGACGCCAGCCTGACCGTCAACATCACGCAAGCGACCTTCTGACATGCTGACCGCCCTTGAGAATAGCCACTCGGCCACCGAGCTTGAGGAAGAGTTGCAGGCCCTGTTCATCGAAGTGTTTGACGACCTACTGAAGGCGCAGGCCGACGAACTGAACGTCTATGGCATGCCGCATTTGGGCTCAAGCAGCCTGATTGCCAAGAACCTCAAGGCCGATCAACTGACCATCTTGCAAGACGAGGAATACCGCGTTCGCCACCTGTTCAAAGCGTGGCGGCACCAGAACCCGGAACGGGGCCTGCATTTCTTGCGGACCTACCTGCAAACCCTGTGGGGGAATAGCTGGACCGTCGAGCAGCTTTGGCAGAAAAAAGCCGATCCGTACCCGACGAACCTGAAGGAAAAAAGCCAGATTTTGGAAAGCGATTATTTTCTGACATCGCGTCTGCGGGTAGATTTAGATGCTGCGGACATCGTTCCGGAAAACATCATCGTTTCATTGAAAACGGCCGTCGCGGCGCGTTTCGTTTTGCAGCTTCGTATCGCCAAGTTTGCCCAAACCACTATTCGCTTGGGAACGGTGTTTAGCCAAGTGGCTTGCGTTATCCATACCGAATCAGGAGCCTGACCCATGCCTGTTGTTATCTTCAACCCCACCGTCACCGCCGCCGGCCTCGCGGCGGCGATGAACGCCGATACGACCGGCATCGATCTGGCGATTACCCATGTTGCGTTTGGGACCGGGGCTTACGACCCGACCGGCGCAGAACCGGCGCTGGTGGCCGAGCAGAAGCGCGTGGCGATTGGCGGCGGATCGTTGGTCGCGCCGACGCAAGCGCGCATTCTCGCGATATGGTCGAGCGCGGTCGATGTTTGTGCGATCAGCGAAGTCGGGTTCTTTGCCGGCGACATCCTGTTCGCGGTCTGGTCGCGCGCAACCGGCGGGCCGATTGGATACAAAACGACCGGCGTCGATTTTGTCATGTTCAACGACATCAAGTTCGACGGCATCCCGGCGGGGTCGATTACAGTATCGATTGATAGCAGCGGTACGCCCGCTGCGCTGGCGGCGATTATTCAGCATGAAACAGCCGGCGATCCGCATGCGCAATACGAGCTGCGCGACGCGACGCTGACCGCGCTTGCTGCGCTGGTCACTGCTGCCAATCAAATGGTTTATTCGACCGGGGCCGATACTTTCGAAATGACCGGATTGTCGGCGTTCATGAGAACGCTGTTGGACGACGCCGATCAGGCAACGGCACGCGCTACGCTAGGAGCGGCATCGCCGGCTGATATTACAAATGCAATCAACAATTTACTCGGAGCAGTGCCCGGAGCGCTAGACACGCTGGATGAACTGGCTGCGGCGCTTGGCGATGACGCAAACTTTTCCGTCACGATGACCAACGCGCTGGCCGGCAAAGCGGCCTTGAGTGGTGCGAACTTCACCGGGCAAGTGCAGGTTCCTGCCGGACTGATAATCAAGTCGCAAGGGGGCGTAGAAGGCGGAGAGTTCCATCTACAAAAGCCGGACTCCGGCTCTTTGTTGGAAGGGAACTTGTGCATCGACTTGATTGGCAACACGCTTCGGGTTTTCGAGTATGGCGGGGGGGAGCATGGGTTTCTAATTGACCTAATGTCGTGCTCCACAGGCATCGGGTCACTGTTGATCACCAACGACAACGTTGCGACACTGAGCAACAAGACGTTCATCTCTGCGGCCCTGACCGGCACCTCGACTGCACCAACGGCCGCATTCGGCACCAACACGACCCAGCTTGCCAATACCGCATTTGTTCAGGCGGCCGTCGCGGCGATTTTGGATTCCACCCCGGATGCCCTCAATACGCTGAATGAACTGGCCGCTGCCCTTGGCGATGATGCGAACTTTGCGACCAACGTCAACAACGCCTTGGCGCAACGCGTGCGAAAGGACGCCAGCAGCGAATTGGCGGCCGGCGTGATCATTGGTGCACTCACCAACAGCAACAGCGGAATGCCAACGATTGTCGGCGAGCATACCTACGTCGTGCGGGGCAATGGCGTCGGCCCGGCGCTGATGACGTTCCACCGGCCGGGGGTCTATGCGTCATATTTTGGCCTTGACACCGACAACATTTGGAAGGTCGGCGGGTGGTCGGCCGGTTCGGTCGCTTACGCGTTATTGCACGAAGGGAACTACACCAGCTATTCGCCATCACTGGTCGGCGGCGGCGCCTCGGGCACGTGGGGGATCGGCATCACCGGCAACGCGGCGACCGCGACCAAGGCCAGCACGCTGGCGCTAGGTGGCGGCGACGGCTTGGCGATGACCTTCAACTGGACCGGTCAGGTCGGCCAGCCGACCTGGTTGTGGGGCAGCGACGAAGGGACCACTCACCAGGTTTACAACCCGTCGAACTTCAACGTCAATTACGCGACCTCGGCGGGGACGGTAACGGACAACGCGATCACCGTCGCCAAGCTCGGCACGACCGAAAAAAAGCAGATCGCCAAGGCCTGGGTCAATTTCGACGGCACCTTGAGCGGGACGATCACGCCGCGCGCCAGCCACAACGTCAGCAGTGTGACGAAGACCACCACTGGCGATTACACGGTGAACTTCAGTGTGGCAATGCCGGACGCCAACTACACCCCAGTCGGTATGTCGCTATTTGACCGATTCATCGGCATCTACAGCATGAGCACCACCGCCGTGCGGGTGGTCAATCGCAACGGGGGAGGTACGTCTTATGACTCTACGACAATCGCAGTCGCTGTTTTTGGGAACTAAATCATGACCAACATTGTGTGGCGACAGCCAAGCCAAACCCTTGCCGTGACCAGCATCCTAGATGGCTCCGACCCAACCGAACACGCCGCCCTGCTGCAGTCGCGCGGCGATGTGCCGGCCGACTGGGAGGTGGCGGCGCTCAATGTCGGCGAATTCCCCGAAGGGCCGCAAGAAGCTTGGCGTTTCGTCGGGGGCGTGATCGTGCGCGATGCCGCCGCAGCGACCGCGCTGGCACGCGTGGCAATGGTTGTGTCTCGACGCCAGATCCGGCAGGCCATGAGCCTCACGCCGTATCAAGCCGGAACGCTCCGCGAAGCTGTCGAAGCGGCGGTCGCTGCCGGCGACCAGAATCTCCAAGACTGGTGGAATGATGCCAATGAGTTTGAGCGATTGCACCCGGTAGTCGTGGCGATGGCGCAGGCTCTTGGGCAAAGCGACGAACAGGTCGACACGCTATTTACGTTGGCGGCATCGCTGTAATGATGTACGCCACGGGAGGCGAATCTCACCTTTTTTTGTTCGATCAATCCGATGATGGGGCTTTCTGAATGAACGGCGCATTTCACCACGTCAAGGTCGGGTTGGGGGAATATCTGACCAAGTGGAAAGAATTTCTGGTCGCCGACACGCCGGGGTTGCAAGCCTACGCCGCCCGGCCGCTGGCCGAGTCGATTATCTTCGTGCCGGGCCGGCTGGTCGATGCCGCCGAAGAAATGCTGGCTGCGTACCGTCGCAACGACAACCCCGGCGAGTCCGGCCACAAGTCAAAGCTGCCGGTGGTCCTGATCGGGCTATCGAAGGATTACACACCGACCGATCCGAGTTGGAACCGCCAGCTTGGCGACCGCATGCTGATCAAGATCGAAGACGATACGACCGAAGCGCCCGCGTCGATCTACGGCTACCGGCAGGCGGCGGGCGATGTTCGCGCGCAAGTGGTGATCGTCGCCGCCGACGAGCCGACCGCGCGCAGCATGACGATTCAGTTCTGCTTGTTCATCGGGGCCGTGGGCAACCGGACCTTCTACGCGGCGCATACGTGGGGGCAGTACGAGATTCCCATGGGCACGATGCTCGAAACCCCGGACGTGCCGTTCATGGAGATTGCCACCGATCAGAAGAATCTCACGATGCTGGCCGGCGACCTGAACCTGCGGGTCGTGATTCCTTACTTCGACGCGCCGGCCGAGGGCGAGCCGAACGACGGCACGGCCAACAATCCGCCGGGCTACCCGTATGTCACCGAGGTTCAGACGATCAACAACGTCGCGCGGACAACGGGAACCACGACCGACGCCGGCACGATCTTTACGCCGACCGTATGAACGTCTGGCTGTCCGAGAATAACGAACTCCTGCCGGGCGATCTGGTCGCGCGGCTGGTGGTGCGTTCCGACCTGACGCCCGTACCGCGCACGGTCGAACTGTCGGTCCGGTTGACCGCCGAAACCGAGGCGCGCATCAAGGAAGGCGAGTCGATTTGGACCGGGCAAGAGGCGTTGCGCTATCGCATCGTCAAGGTCTCGCGCTCGCCGTCGTCCGGGCTGATTCAGGGCGACCGCGAAATGGCCGTTCTGAATGCGACCGCGATCCTGCACATGAGCCATCGCATCGGCTTCCGGGCCGAAAAGGCGGTGATCAAGGAACGGGCGCGCTTCAGCGACATCTACCGCGCGTGCGGCGCGCAAGTGGCCGTCGCCGATGACTTCGTGGTGCGGCGCTTCTCTTGCTTTTTCGGCCAAGTGCCGAGCTTCCATCTGGCGCAGGCGCTGCAAGAGGAAGGCGGCGCGCTGGTGTTGCGCGACAAGAAAATCCGCTTCATGCGCCTGCCGGACCTGTTCAAGCAGGCCCCGGTGACCGAACTGGTTCAGTCGGACACCACGGAAACCGATGCCAGCGAGTTCATGGAGCGCCATGAAATCCCCAGCTTCTTTTCGACCGACGACGCCGGGGCCTTCGTGCGCGGCGACTTCGATCAGGTGCGGGCGGTCAATTACGCGCCGCGCGCCGACGTGCGGACGCTGCGCAACATGAGCCGCGTGCTGGTGACCCGGCGCGTTCTGAACTCCAACGCCGCCGGAAACATCAACGCGGGCGACCTGATCCGGATCATGGACAAGAATCTGGTGGTCGTGACGGCGGCGCATGCCTTCGAACAATCGGACGGAGCGACCGAGGCACGTAGCCGGTTCTGGCTGGCGGAACTCAACAAATGAGCCTCTATGGCAAATATCCCGCCATCGTGCGGACGTGGGACCGGGCGCGGCGCGAATGTCGCGTCGAAATCCCCGGCGTAACGGACGGGGCCGAAGTCCTGCCGCTGGCTGAAATCGCCTACCCGATTGGCGACAAAAGCGAACACACCGAAATCTACGTGACGCTGGGCGACCGGGTTTGGGTGGAGTTCGAGCGCGGCGACCCGCGTTTCCCGATCATCACCCACTGGCGCACCAAACACACCGGCAACGCGCCCCTTTGGCGCAAGTTCCACCATGAGAACCATGAGCGCGAAGCGTTCGACGGCGACATCCACGACACGGCCAGCAACAACATCAACACCGAGGCCGGCAACAACGAGCAGCGGACCATCGGCACGGCATTCACGCTCGACGCCGGTACGACCATCACCCTGCATGTCGGCGGCTCGACGCTGGTCATCGACGGCAGTAGCGTGACAATCACGACCGCCGAGGTGACCGTTGATTCGCCGCAATCGACCTTTACCGGCGCGGTGACCGTGCTGGGGCTGCTGACTTACGCGGCCGGCATGTCGGGCTCGCCGGGCGCGGGCGGCGGGGCCGGGGCGACCATTTCCGGCAACATCGCCGTGACTTCCGGAAACATCACCACGGACGGCGACGTGACGGCGGGTAGTATCAGCCTCAAGAATCACACTCACGGCGGCGTACAGCCGGGCGGCAGCAGCACCAGTCCGCCGACATAAGGACTTGACCATGAAAGACCTGATTTTCTCATTCGATGAAATGGGCTCCCAAAAGGATGCCGCAACCAAGCGCGTGGTCAAACTCTTCGCGCAGGCCAGCACGCCGATTGCGCAGGGCGAAGTGACGCCCGGCACCAAGCGGACGGCCGGCGTCAGCTACCGCGAAATGCTGCTGACCTTTGTCGACGGGCAAACGATCCTCTTGCGGGTCAAAAGTACCGGCGACATCTTCCAAGTCATGCTGAACGGCAAGCTGACGCCGATCAAGAACCAGACCGATCATGCCAAAGCGGTTAAGGAACTGGTTGGCATGCTCGACGCCGGCCGCGCGAAGTACCAGAAGAAGCTTTCGCTGGTCCGCGCCGAACTGCCGAAGGGCATCAAGACCGCCGCGCCGAAAATCGAGGAAGCGCTGAAGCAGCATAGCGACGAACTCGACACGGCGATTGCCGGCGCACGCGAGAAAATCACCGAACTTCGTACTGAATTGGAGGCCGCATAATGGCTGCTGTCTGGGGTAAAACGTCCGCGCCGAAAGGCCCGGTCTTCGATTCCGTCAAAGTGGTTGGCGGGGCCGTATGGGAACGCGCCTTGCCGGCGCTCGATGCGGCTGATCCGGTGCTTGATGCCGCCCGCAAGATGAACCAGAAGACCTACGCCGTCTATGTCGTGGTCAATGGCAAGATTGAGTCGGGCTGGGATTTCAACGAGGACGCCAAGGAACACAAGGCCGAGAGCCTGCCTGAGAAGTTCAAGGCCACGGCCAAGATCGTTCGCAAGGGCGGCATGAAGGCGCTAGGCATCGACCCGGACGACAACGCCAGTTGGATGACCACGGCCGACATGGACGCGGTTGCCGAGGGCGACGGCAAGGAAAAGGAAGGCGACGACGAAGACGACGACACCGACCCCGAGAAGGAATGGAGCGAGACGCCGGACGAAGAGCCCAAGGACGGCGAGGAAAAGGTTCTCGACGGCGATTTTGTCGGGCACCCGTTCAGAGGGAATGGCTACCGAAAAGCCAGCCGGGAATCGGGCGCGGCCGTCAATACGTCGATCCGCGCCAAGCGCGCCGAGAAATCTGGCGACGCCAAGGCGACCAAGACCGCGCACAAGGCCGCGCATCACGCGCACGCCGCCGCCGCGCTGACGGCCGACACGAAGAAGGCCAAGAGCTATCACGCGAAGATGGCGACGTTCCACGGCTCGCGGGCAGGCGGCGCGCTTGACTCTGCCGACGCCGGTATTCCCAACGGCGACGGCATCGCGCTTGACGAGGACGACAGCGCGGCCGACGTATCCGACAGCCAGCCGGGCCTGTTCGACAGCGCTGCGGCGCTTGACGCGGCCAACGACTACCCGATCTATCACAAGACGTTCTCCGCTGCCGTACAGGCCGCTGCCGCCTACGCCGAGAAGAAAGGCTTCGCGGTCGATGACGAGGATTGGGATCACAAAGTCGCGATGGGGCCGCGCAAGCCCGACGAAGGCAAGACCAACAGCTACTCGGTGGCGCTGACCAAGGACGGCAAGGCGAAGAAAAAGGCGCTGCAAATTCAGGTCTACGGCCGGGGCGAGCAGGGCTACGAACTGAATTGCTACGTGTCCTGATGCGATGACCGGACGCCTGATCGTCATCGCTGAGTGGAAGGCCGCGCACCGGCCTTGCCTGACGCGCTGGTGGTGCGGCTTCTGGTGGTCCGGGCAGTGCCTGAACTGCGCCAAGTTTTCAGCAGGTCAATCGATTCACAACGAAAAGGGGTAGTCCGATGGAAATTCAATTCAAAGATGGTTTGCCGGTGATCTTCGATCCGGAGACCGGCGAAATGGAACAGTTGGTGACGTGGAAGCGCAACGCCAACAACGAGCGTATCGGCGTCATGGGCAACAACGAGGCGACCGATACGCTGCTGCCGATCACGCAGTACGACGCGAACGGCAAGGCGACCGGCATCAAGGCCGGCGGCAAGACTGTTCCCGGCACGGCGGCGCTGTCCGGCGGCAGCACGGCGGCGGTCAGCGTGATCGAAGCGGCGGCGACCTTCACGGCGCAGACGCTGGCCGACAACGGCGGCAACGCGCAAATCGCATCGGCCGGCGTGCATGGCCTGACGACCAATCCGGCCGTGGGTGCGAGCGTCTATGTCGCATGGAGCGGCGCGGACCATGCCGGCGTCGATGGCCTGTACGAAGTACTGTCGGTCGATACGACGCTGGCAATCACGATTGACCTCGCTTACGACGCCGATCTGGGCGTTCCGGCCGTGGCGCTCGCCAATACCGAACTGACCGTCGCGTCGGTGACGGTGCCGGGCGGCGCGATGGGCGTGAAGGGCAGCTTGGCCGTCGAGGCCCTGCTGTCGCATACCAACAGCGCCGGGGGCAAGACCGTGGGCGTCAAGCTGGGTGGTTCGGCCGTGGTGACCTACACGGGCGCGGCCAGCAACGACGCGACCATGATCGAGCGCAAGGTCTACAACCGTGCGGCGGCGGTGCAGGTTTCCGCCCCGGTGGCGCAGGCCGGCGCGGGCTCCGGCGGCGCGCTGGTGGCGTTGACCGTCAATACCGCCGTCGATCAGGCGTTGATCGTGACACTCAAGCCGGCGGTGGCGAACGAAGTGATGACGCTGGAAGCCCTGTCGGTGAAGGCGTTTTACGCCGAGTAATCGCGGTCAGTAGCGCAACAAAAAGCCCGCTTCGCGCGGGCTTTTTTCATAGGGCGGCTAAATCGTCTGAATGCCGTAGAACTCGGCCAGTTCGGACATGCCGCGCACGGCCGAGCCAATCGCCTTCTGCTTGTTGGCGTAGCGCACCATGGCAAGGACGGCGATCTGGCCGTTATCCACGTCGGGCGCGACGGCGTATTTGGGGCCGTTGGCATCGACGCCCTGCATTTCGATCTTGTTGGCCGGGTTGTAGCGGCCAATGGCTTCCACAATATCGACCATGCCCTGCGACTGGCCGGCAAAAAACTCGGCGATGGCCTGCTTCATGTCGGCGTCGATGAATCGGTAATCGACTTCGGGCAGGTCGAGGTTCGAGACCATCGCGAAGTCGGGCAGCTTCGCTTCGGAGAAGGAAACCTGCTTGGCGATCACAAGGACGCCGGTATCGTCGTCCAATACGCCGACTAGGGTTATCGGTTGGCCGGCGAAGCCAGCAACTGAGGCCATGATTTTCAAGGAATTCTCCTGTCGTTAAATTAGCGAACGTATAATACGGCTCCGGGGCCGAATCGGAAAGCCCGGCCGCTGCATTTGCCATGGAAAAACGATAATCACGTCATGGACGACATCTACGCCAAAATTGAATCCGCTGCGCATTCCGGTGCGAACGGCCTGAACTCTCGGCCTGTGCCGACCGACGCGCAGAAGAAGGCCGGCAACTATGCCAAGGGCCGCGCCGCGTGGCAGGGCTTGACGCTGGTTATCGAGTGCCCGCGCAACAGCTACCGTAGCGGCACCGATCCGAACGGCAAGGCGTGGTCCTGCCGCATGGCGGCGCACTACGGCTACTTCGGCCAGAGCAAGGGCGCGGACGGCGACGCGGTGGATTGCTTCATCGGCCCGCTGCCGGAGTCCGACCGGGTGTTCGTGATCAACCAGAAAGACCCGGCCAGCGGACGTTTCGACGAAACCAAGGTGATGATCGGCTTTCCTGACGCCGAGACCGCCAAGCTGGCCTATCTGCATTCCTACGACCGGGGCTGGCGCGGGCTCGACTCCATGATTCCCTGCACGGTCGAACAACTCAAATGGTGGCTGAAGCACGGCAACCATCGCCGCCCTTTAACCGCTGAATCTTTGCCCTACGAAGGAACCGAGACAATGGATGCTGTGAAATGGAACGAGAACGCCGAGCCTGTCGGTACGACGCTGGCCCACCTGATCTACGGCTTGCGCCAGCACGACGACGGCCTGCTGTTCGATGCCGTTTCGGTCGCCGACATCCTTGAAGACTCGGACGGGGCGCTGCCGGAAGCGGCGCTTGATGCCCTGATCGCGCCGTATGCCAAGCTCGAACGCAAGATGACGCAACTCAAGGCGATTATGGGCCTTGCCGGCGATGCCGTGAAGCCCTTGGCACTGACCGTGACGCCGCCGTTCAAACAACGCGGCACAACCAACGTCGCCGCCGTGTTCGAACTCTCGGACGGCCAGACGGTGACGGTCTATTTCCACAACCCGGACACGAACCCGAACAAGCTCGCGCCGGCCGACGAAATGATTTCGTGGAAGTGGCTGCTGAACAAGAAAGACATCACCATCATCGTTGCGCCGGAGCGCGGCGAAGACCTTAATCCGCGCGAAGTAGCACGCCGGATCATGCGCCTCGCCGAAAAGAACAGCGCCCGCTTTGCGCAGGCCAACACCAAGCGCGCCGAGCGGCTGGCGTCGATTGCGACACTCAAGGACGGCGTGGCGGCGAAAGAGGCCGAGTTGGGCAAGCTCGAAAAGGAAATCGAGGTTCTGGAATTTCAGGTCGAAGAGAAGCGGGCGACGAAGCCAGTTACCGTCAGCGGCCGGAGCAAGCAGTTCGAAGCCTACGCCAAGATGATCCGCGAAACGACGCGGCAAGAGGATTTGCCGGCGGGCCTCAAGCAGACCATCGAAGCCGACGCTGACCTGTTGCCGGGCGAGCCGGGCGATCTGATTGAAATGATCCGCAACGCATGGAAGCAGGACGAGCAACCCGCGTGGAAATCGGTTGATCCGACCACGGCCGAAGGCTATGCCGCAGTGGTCGCGGCCGGCGAAGAGGCGTTGCTTTACTGGCAAGACACGCTCGACGCATTCTTTGGTGGGCGCATCGTGGATGTTCGCAACGCGCTGCGCGAACGTGGATGGACAGGCGAGCAGAACAGCGACCTTTACAAAGGCGATGCCATGTATCAGCCGAGGTTCAAACAGACTGGAGCCGGGGCGAACATCGTTGGCGTAACCAACACCGTCTACGGTATCGGAGCGGTGCCGTTTGAATTAACCGACGATATGACCAAGACCGCCGCCGTAATTGCCGACGCTGTTGATGCGGCCGTGCCGAAATCTGCCGCCCCGGCCTATGATGCTGACGCAATCGGCCAGCAGCTTGCGGCCAGCGGCTGGGCGGCGAGCGCGACCGGCGGCTATCCGTACCAGAAGGCGGCAGAGGGCCGGCAGTTCATCGTGACCATCGGCACCTTCGAAGGCGAAACGATGCCGCGCGCCCACTTGCAGGAAATCAACGTCGGCGCGGCGCGGGTGACCGAGAATGTCAGTAGCTTCGAAGTTGCCGGCGTTCCTGCTGGCGACGTGGTGGCGGCTATCGAAGCGGCCTTGCCGAAGGTCGATCCCGCGATAGCCAAGGGGCAGATCGAGCAGCGCGTGGCGATGGAAGATCACGCCGAGAAAGCCGCCCGCGAACTCGGCGGCACGCTGTCGGCGTGGGAACAGTCGGCAGCGAAGGAATGGCAATACGCGACCTTCACGCAGGGCGTGAAGACGCTGCGCATCGGCGCTTCGACTGGCGGCGTGGTTTCGGTCGACGGCCATCCGTTCGATCCGGACAACCAGTTGATTTTGTCGCTCAAGCAGACCATCGCGGCGATGCAGGCGGCGCTCGACAAGCAACTGAGCGCCGAAGACCTCGCGCGCAACGAGCGCGAAAGCCTGCTGTCGGCCGACCGCGCGTTCATCCAGTCGGCGATTGACGGCAAGGCCGACTTCTACGACAAGGCGGTGACCGACCGGCTGGCCGAACTCGCCAAGACCTACCCGGACGGCGACATGGCCGACCTAATGAAGCAGGCCAAGACCGCCGCCAAGAACTTCTTCATGGCCGAGTTCAAGAAAAAGGCCGGCTGATGCAAGCGGCCGGGGATGAATTTTTCGCGCTGATCGGCGAAGGCGCGGGGCTGCTGAAGGAGCTGGACGAAAACGACGCCGGCTTTTTCGACAGCCTGAACCGGCTGCGCGAAATCCTCGCCATGCTGGGTGATCCCGCGCCTGCGTTGGTCAAGCTGGATTTCAATCTGGCCGACAAGGACGCCTCACTGGTGGCACTGGCCGGCTACCTCGACGGGCCGCTGCAAAGCCTGCCGGCGGCGCTCCGTCCGTATGAGGCATCAACGGTGCACGATTTGACCGTGATCGTCGCAAGCAACAGCGACGGCCCGCTGATCAGCCAAAACGCGAACAGCCTGATCGACAAGACCACGGCCATGATCAGGGATATTGCGCAAAGCCCGGAGCGTCGCCATCAGCAACAACTCGACGCTTTTGAGGAAATCAAGTCGCGCGGCGTGGTGCATGGTCTTGACGTTGAAATGCTGAAAAACAACGTCGAAGAAAGCGGGAAGCTGCTTGCCCAGAGCCGCGACGACAACCCCGAATACAAAGCGGCGAATGACGAATATATCAGGCTGGTGAGCGAACACAGGGAAATGACCAGACGGTATAACCAGCTAATGGTTGATGCCGACAAGGCGGGGGATACAGCGGAAGGCGACCGGCTTGGTGCTGAGTATGTCGCGGCGCAAAAAGCATCAAGGGAAGCCCGAGAAAGGGCTTGGACTGCTGCCGCGAAGGCGAGCGCTGATTTCAACGACACCAAAGCCGCCAAACACGCGGCGCTTTTCTTGGCTGACGGTATCGAAATTATCAATGCCGTCATGGCGGCGTCGCCGATCAGCGAAGAACAGGCAACCGCATGGGCGAGCGAGCAGGTTATTGACGACAACGCCAAGGCCAAGCTGAAGCGGCTGGGCTACGCGCCGGCCGACGTGCTGCGCGACATGGCCGAGTTCTACCGGCTGTCCGGCGGAAAGTCGTCGGCGATCCGCATCGGCATCGACGGTGGCCGGCGCGCGAACGCCAGCGGGATATCGGCCCGGCTCAATGAAAAAATCATCAATCTGGGATCGCGGTTCAACAAGACCGTGCTGTTCCACGAACTCGCACACCATCTGGAAAACGACCCGATTGCCAAGGCGGCGTCGAACGGCTTCCTGCTGAAGCGGCGCGAGAGCGACAAGACCTACCGCCTGAAGGAATTGACCGGCAACGGCGGCTATGACCGCCGCGAGATTGCCTACAAGGACAGCTTCACCGATCCCTACGTCGGCAAGGTCTATACGGACGGCGTAACCGAAGTGTTTTCCATGGGCGTGCAATACCTCTCGACGCCCAAAGACGCCGCGATCTTCGCTGGCAAAGACCCGGAAATGTTCGCGCTGATCACCGGCTACCTGACGAGCCCGCTGACGCCGGCCATGGACGCCAAGCTGCATATGCACCGGGGCGCGATTGGCGCGCTGCAAGAGAAGCGGCAGGGCGAGGCCGACATGTACGACAAGGCCGTCGAACTGATGGCCGGCAAGGTGGAAATCGCCAAGGACAACTGGTATTCGACGCTCGACAAGGACAGCAGGTTCTACGACCTGCTGCTGGCCTACGTGTTGAGCAAGGAAAAGAAATCGAACCCGGAATACATCGGATCGGCCGGCGAGTTCAAGGTGTTCTCCGGCGTCTTCCGCAACCGGCAGAGCAAGCGCTACGGCAAGGGCTTCCTGATCGTCAAGAATGAACCATCCGAACAAGGCGTGACGGGCGGCTGGTCGATTCCCGAATATGAAACGGTCAATGGCGACCTCGACCAAGCCAAATTGATGATCGCGCTGGCCGGGCTAAATGGCGTCGGGCTCAACAAGGTCTATTACGACTATTTCATGAAGAGCAGTTGGGGCAATATCAAGCAGAAACTGATTGAAGCCGTGGGCGCGGAGAATCTGCAATGATCGAGACGAGCTACCAAGTCATGACGCCGCACGGCGCATTCGAAGCGTCATGGGACGCGGCCGAAGATTCGCCCGTGCGCTACGCCGGGAGCCCGGACGGCATCGCTTTTTTCCGCGCCTGTCTCGACCTGCAAAGCCTGTCCGGGGCCGGCGGCGCGCTGCTGCAATTCGATGCGTTGGAACCCGCCGACCTTTACGGCTACTGCCAGTCCGTAAAATACGGCATCACCGTACAGCCGCTACGGGATGACCTGTTGGACGCTGCACAATCAAAGGACGAAGAAATGAGCCCAACGATGGATGCTGCCCCGGTCAGCGATTACAAGCCGTGCCCGGATTGTGGCGGCGACATGTTCAACTGGCCCATCGGACAAGATGGCTCCAATTTGCGATTCAGGGGCACGATTCAGTGCCACAAATGCGGGAAGGAAATGAGCGGGATGGGATGGCGAAAAGAAACCGGCGCACTGGATGCAGTCGATGATTCACAGGCGTTCCTGCTGATCGGCGAGGGCGCGCAAGTGCTGTCGCGACTTAGCGAAGATGCTGACACGTTTTTTACCGACATCGGGCGGCTGCGCGAAATCATCGTGCTGCTGGGCGACGACGCAGATCCGGCCGAAGAGGCGTTCGAGCATGTTGGCCTGCGGATTTATCCGACGACTTGGCGTTCCGGCGATCAGGTGAAAACCGGCTGGGGGGTTCAGAAGCCGGAGAACGTCGGCACCGAACGCACGTTCGGCGACAGTCTGATGGAGACCAAAGACGCCGCGATCAGGGAGGCCGAAAGCCTTGTCAATCGCGCCAAGCTCGATAAGGAATGGTCCGACAAGATGGCCGCAGACGAAGCCGCCGCGACCGCCGCGCGCAATGCTGTTATCGCCATGTTCGCCGACTTCGTTGCCGCCAAGGGCATGTCGCCGGCCAGCGCCGAGAAAGCGCGCCAAGTGCTGATGAAACGGGTCTTGGCGGACGGCAAGGAAATGACGCTCAAGGAACTGGTGGAGAAAGACGTGGCCGATGGCCGCACCATCGGCGAATACGAAGGAAAGCGAACGCTGGAACATTCGGACGGGCGTTTCCGCGAGGAAAAGAAGATCGGCAAGATCGCGATGGATTACGCCGCGTGGCTGATCGGCAAGCGGCCGGTGGCGCAGGACAGTCCAGAGCCGAAGCCGGGCGACGCGGTTTATGTCGTCGGCGGAAAGTACAACGGCACGATTCGGACGCTGATCGAAAAGGTGCCGTTTGGCTTCAAGGTCTCGGACACGATTTCAGGCTACATTACCGTTCCGGGCGTCGAGTTCTATCGGTCCGGAGAGCCGGCCAAGCCGACTGCGCAAGACGGCGACGCCGCCATCAAATACCTGTCGCCGTTCCTGTCCGGGGCGCAGCGCCGCACCGTCAAGGACGCCATGAAGGGCGAGGAAGGCAACTGGTTCGTCGCCAAGATGATCGAACTCGCCGAGCGCATCAAGACCATGCCGAAGACCTACGATCAGGACGGCAAGGGCGATCAGGCGGTGGCCTACCTGCACTACTTCACGGGCGGCGCGGACTTCTGGATCACCGAAAAGGACAAGGCCGGCGACGGCACCGAACAGGCGTTCGGCCTTGCCAAAATCCATGAGGCCGAGTTGGGCTATATCAGCATCGCCGAAATCGTCAGTGCGGGCGCGGAACTCGATTTTCACTTCGAGCCGAAGACGCTGGCGGTCTTGAATGGCGGCGACGCGCCGGAAGTCGATACCTACCTGCCGGAAGGCTGGACCGAAGCGACGCCGGGCGGCTTGGCGACCAACACCGACAAGGAAGCCGGCGGCATTGTCGATCAGCGCATGGGCACGGGCGAATGGTTCTTGGTTGCCGAGAACGACGCCGCAGCGGCCTTGCTGAAAGACCGTGATTTCGAGAGCCGGAGCGAAGCCTTCGCGGCGCTGCACGAAGCGATTGCGCAGGTTAAGGCGGCGGTTCCTGCCGATCCGGCACCGCAACCGGAGCCGCCGGCCCCGGAAAACACCCCGGCCATCGACCCGCCGGCCGCAGCCGATCCGAAACCCGCCGGGAACGCCGAAATGGACGCCGACAAAGCCTTTATGCAATCCGTGGTGGATCGCACGACCGACATGTACGCGCCGGAGCTTGCCGACCGGCTGGCCGCGATCCACGACAAGTATCAGGGCGATCCGGACATGGTTGCCGCCTTCAACGCCGCCGTCGATGCCTATTCGAACTACATGATCGAAGAAGCCAAGAAAGCGATGGGCTAATGGGCGTCGGAAAAAACGTCATGATCGGGCTGGATCAAACGCTGAATTGCGTGATCCGGCTCGATGACGGCCGGGGCCGGCCGGACGAAATGCTTTCGGCGAGGGCGTGGCGTTTACGCGAGCGCCATCCGAAGCTGCGCCTGTGGATCGACCGGCTATTCTTCTGGGATGCCAACCACTGCGAAGAGTGCTACTGGATTGAGCGACGACGGCAGCAACTGCCGGCCGAGTATTCGGAACCGGAAAACCAAAGGACTTCATAGGGCTTAAATGCCCTATTATTTTGACGATGGCCGAGCCGACAAAAAACCCCGCTGAACTCCTGAAAAACGCCGCTGCGATGCGCGAAACCGCGCTAGTTGCCGGCGTTGTTTCTGAGCTTGACAGCATCGCGTCGCGCACCGACTCCAAGCCGGAGTTTTTGCGCCGGGCCGGCGCGAAGCTGCTGATTGCCAAGGGCAAGGTCAGCGGCGCGGTTTTGGACGCCGCCGTGGGGCCGCTTGACGAGTTCTGGCAAGGGCGCAGCGATGCCCGCGCGAACCGCTTGCGCGTGATCGTGACGCCGTCGGAAGCCGTACCGAAACCCGTGGTTGATCCAGTGATTGACGCCGTGGCCGAAGCGCCGCCGGAGCCCGCGCCGGAGCCGGAGATTCGTTCCGGGGCGCGCATGATCCGAACGGCCTATCTCGACTTCATGATGGGCCTGCATACGCCGTTCGGCGACTACCGCTTGGCGCTCTACCCGGAAGCAATCGCCGATGCCGAAACCTACTTCAGCGTCGGAGAATGCGTCGGCGGCGGCTACCCAGTGGGCGGCGTGCCGCTGACTGGCTACCGGGCCAAGATGATCGGCCGCGAGGCGGTGCTGTCATTCGATGACGCCGTTATGAACAATGTCAGCGTCCGGGCGCGCAACGGCCTGCTTTACAACGCGACGAACCAAAAGGCGATTGCCGTGATTGAGTTGGGCCGGGTGTTCGCCGTCGATGGCGGCGTGTTTGTGCTGAAGATGCCGGCCGATGGTCTGGTGGCGATTGGGGACCGTAACGATGCGTGAGAACGACCACTTGACGCTGGAGTACGTGTAAATGGCCGCACGTTTCGCAGCAGCTTCCGGCAACTGGTCGGGCGCGATCTGGGCAGCGACCATTGACGGCGCGGCAGGGTCGGCCGCAGTCCCGACTTCCGCAGATGACGTAACGATTGTCGGGCCGCGCACGGCCTGCACGATCAATACAACTACTGACGTAATCACGGCGGTCGGCTCGAACTTGACGAACGGTGAAGCCATTACCCTCACATACACCAGCGCCCCGACGCCGCTGAGTGCAAACATTCTTTATTACGTGCGGGATGCCACGGCAGATACCTTCAAGGTCAGCACCTCGCCGGGGGCTGCAGCGGTAAACATTACGGCAGCAGGTTCGGGGGTGTTCTTCTCCCGATACGACCCTGCGTACAAGGTCATCCTTGACTCGACGGCGTGCGCCTGTAACACCTTGACGATCAGTAGCCACGGCATTCTCAGCGGCATTACGACGGGCAATCACGCGTTGGCGGTGCAGCTTGGCGGGGCGATTCTGCCCAGCGGCCTGATCGACATCGACATGCGGACCAGTGCCTACGTGTCTACGCTAATCCTGAATAATTCCGGCAACGCCACGGCGCAAAGTTTCCTGATCAGCGCTGGCGGTCATATGCGTTTGCGCGGGAAAACAAAGAAGGCGTTCACGCGAATCAACGGGGGAATCGCGGCGGCGGCAACCAGCGTTGCGGTCGATGATGCTGGCGATTGGGAGGTTGGCGATACCATTGTGCTGGCCCCCACAGAAACGAACTTCAACAGCGGCAATGGCTGGATACCCAGATACGACCGGGTAGTGCTCGACGCCGCCTACACGCCGGGTAGTGGCAACTTGAGTTGGGCGGCGGGAGCCACCTATTCTCATGCGGATAATGCACACGCGGCGAACGTCACGCGAAACGTCATCGTCACGACACCGGGGGCGGGTGGCAAGGCATTTATTCGCTACGGTTCCGGGGGTGTATTTGCGGCGATTGCCCCGGAAATTAGCTATACCAAGTTTGCAGACTTGGGAATCGACCCGTTATCGCCGAACGCCTCTTTTTTGATTCAAGCCCCTTCCCCTGTGGTGCCGTGGAATGCCTTCACGGGAAACGTGTTTGAAGATGCGTCGCACTCGCACTACTCGCCCGTTCAAGGGCTGTTTATCGAGACGTGGAGCGTCTATACCCGGACTGGAAGCACAAAACCGACAGGCCGAGGTGGGACGAACTACCTCAGCCCCTCTGACGGGATTGAGGACTGTTGCTTTATCGGATCGCTGCTGGGTGGCGGTTTCGCCAAAATGTCAACGAGTCGCCGGGTTGTGCTGTGTGGGGCGTCGTGGTCTTCTGTGTCTACGGCTTTTGGGGCCGGTGGTGATGCGACCAATAGTTACAATGACTTCGAGTTCTACTGTAATCAGATGGACATTGATGGCTCGTATGCTGCGATGCCGGACGCGATGTTCATCAATCCGGTCTTCCAGCAACTCGCCCAAAGTTACCGGATGTTTCACAGCGGCTACGCGCAGCGCTACCGCTTGGTTAATCCGCAAATGGCAGGGATCGGGACGCTAACCCCTTCGATCATGACAATCTGGTCGAAACTCGTTTTTGAAAATAAAAACGGAAATATCGATCTTCAAGAAGTCTACACATCAGAGAGTGTCGCCGTTCCTACGGTGCAGCGCGATACCGTAGAAAAGAAAAACGCAGACGGGTCGATCAAGCTATTTGGCTCGACCTACGGCGTAGTTGATCGTGATGTGGTGTTCGCTGTGCTGGTCGCGGTCGGCGCTACGTTGACGCTGCGCGGGTCGTGTAAGGTTGATGCGAACTTCTACAACAGCGGGGATTGGTACGCACCGACGCTACGGTTTCATGTGGATGGAGCCGAGGTTACCAGCGGCGTCACCAACTACACGGCCACAACATCTGCCTCTGCCGGCTGGGAAACCTTCGTTGCCACAATGACGAACGGAGCCGCATCAGCCAAGGTGGTTACGGTAAAACTTCGTGCTGACAGGAAAGGCGTCTCTGGTTTCTGCTGGTTTAGCGGGATTCCGGTGTATCCGTATGTTAGAGCGGTACGCCACTACGGCTACATCTTTGACGAAACCAATCCGGTTCGGGTAGTCAATCCTACGGTCAGCGCCAGCGAAGCGACGGCCGCAGCCTATACCAGCATCGCTGTGACGTGGGGCGCTGCGTCGTCTTCGGTATCGATTACCGAAAACTGCACGCTGCAAAAGCTCTACGACTATACGCAGGCGCAAGGATGTCTCAACGTCGGGTCGGCGATGCCGCTGACTGGTGCAGGGGCGGCAGGGGCTCCCGCTCTCTTCGCGGCGGGAGACATTACGGTGACCGATGCGGTCGTGCTGAACGGTGGTGGCTCGTTGTCGATGGGTTCGAAGGTGCTGATCACCGAGTTTGCCAGCGGCAGCAACTACACCTACACAGGCGGAACCTGGAGTCAGCTTTCGACCGTGCCAACCTTCAACGGCGGCACGCTGACGCTCGGCGTTGAAGACACGTTTGTCTTCTCCGCGACCGCCGCGACCGTGACCTGTGCCCCGAGCGCCGACGCCGTGACCTATGAAATGGGCGGCTGCACGTTCTCTGGCGCGATGGTCTTCCGCAACACCCACGCCACTCGCGGCATCACCGTGAAGGTGCCGGCTGGAACTGACTACACGACCACGACGGCCGGCGGTTCGATCACCGTCACGGTCGCCAGCGCCGCGCTGACCATCGCCGCCAACGTCTCACTCGTAGGTTCCGAAGTCCGCATCTACGACCTCGACTCGACCGGCAACAACCTTGGCGCCGAACTGACCGGCGTTGAGTCGTGCCCGACTGCGACCTACGCCTATTCCGGCGCGGCCGGGAATGTCGTCTGGGTTCAGATTCTCAAATCGGGTTATGTTGAGTTCGGCCAGCAGATCATCCTGCCGGCAACCAGTTCGACCTTTACGGCAACGCTTCGCCCGGACAAAAACGCATGAACGACGAGAACATCGTCAAGATTCGCAGCCAGCAGATCACGATTGACCTTCCGGTGGAGGACGCGTTGCCGTGGGTGCGCGCAACGCTGCAACGCTGCATCAAGGACGCCGATTACAAGACGGTGCAGACGATTGACCGGGTTGGCTTTGTGCATCGAAGTGCCGAACAGTTCGCGATGCAAATGACCACCGTGGTTGATCCGCTGACCGGGCAGCAACACACCTTGAGCGGTGTTGCGGTGGCGATCCTGATTCGCGACATGGTATCGGCATGGATTGTGGAAGATCGCGGCGGCGTCATCAACGAATATCAAGACATCATCGAAGGGTAAAAAAATGCTGATCACGCACCTGAATTTTGCGGCAAACCTCAAGCAGTCGGCCAATCCGCGCGGCGGCGCAGTTGATGGCAATATCCATTTCAACCAGACGACCGGAGAAGTGGAGTTCATCACGGTCGATCAACTGGCGACGGTGGATTTCGGCGCTGGCCCGGTAGCCAACCCGCTGACGGCGGCGGATGGCATCACCATGCGCGCCCTCTACAACTTCGAAAACCAAGAACGCGCGGTCGATAACACGCTGGCCGGGTTCAAGCGTTTCACCAGCGGCGACTATCGTTTTGCCGGGGCCTACTCGTTCGTCAATGGCAACAAGCCGGCGGCGGCGGACCGGGGTAAGATTCGCAATTCCGGGTGGATCGAATACGACGCGGCGGTCGATGGCGAAACGACGGTCAATCGCATCTATCACGGCGTCAAGTCGCTGAACCCGATTCAGGCCACAACGACGCCATATTGGACGCTGGTCACTGCGACCGACGAAACGACGCTGCAAGCGGCGGCATGGGCTGACTTCGGACGGCCGGGGCCGGTTGACGAGGCGGTTCAGGTGTTCGGCGCGGCCGGGCATGGCGACTTCGACTACACCGCGCGCGTTCTGGCGGTTCGCGTGCGCTCATGGGGCTACAACGCCGGGGAAACCACGTCGGTTTTGACCGGGATCGCGGAGTTTTCCGGCTTCTCGGCCGGCTACGGTATCGGCGAGTCGCTGAACAGCAACAACTCCTATGCGCTGGCCGATGTTTATGGCGGCGCGGCGGTCGCACCGTGGACCGGCATGACACTTGAAATGCTGGCTGTGCCGCAGACCGAAACCGGCTTCAACGAGGCGGACGGCGATTTCACATGGGTTTTGCACAACGCGGCTGTCGGCACGGTGCAGCAATGCGCCGCTTATCTCGATGCGGTGATGTTGCAGGACGCCGACATTGACGTTGGCACGGGGGTTTACAACGGAAAGAAAGGCCGGGTCTGGTACTCCCGCGATACGACCGGCCGGGTGGTGACCAGTCGCGGCCTGTTCATCGAAGGTCTGTCAACGGCAGAGAAACAGAACGCCGTGATGACGGCCGACGACAACTCGGCGAAGACATCCCCCTTCTTCCCCGAGATTCGGCTGAATGCCGGCGCGGTTGCCGTGTCCGATCCGGCGGCATGGTATCGCCTGATCTATGTCGATGGGGCGGGCGGGGCCGACTACGACACGGCAACCGCCGTGACCGTCAACAACGCGGCGGGCACCCCGATTTATGGCAACGTCGCGGCTGACGTGGTGGGAACAATCATCTTCAACGACTACGACTACGACGGCAACACGCAAGCCGGCTTGGCGGCGGGGGTCGATAAGAACGTGGTGGCACTGGTGGAGGGGAATGGCATCGCCGCGCAAGCCATCGCCTACTTCACGATCACGCGAACGCCGATTATTACGGTGACCTGCGCGCCCGGCACCGATACGAACGCCTAAGCCATGCCGCTCGTTGCTTCCGTCAACTACCCGGACAAGCGGATTTTTCTGTCGGCCGATTCGGTCGGCGTCGATCTGGACACGATTGCCGTGTATCGCGAGGTTCGTGCCCTGCGCGCGGTCACCGAAGCGCACCAGAACTTCGACCCGATCATCGAAGCCGGCGGCAACATCACGAAAATTCCGGGGGTCAGCGCGACCCCGGCGTATGCCCGCCTGCTGCATGGCTGTCGCATCGTTCCTTACAACGTGTCGCATTCGATTCGCCTGATTCGCGATACCTTCACGGATGACGGGTTGGCAGGGCGCGACTGCTTCGACCGGACCCCGTTGTCGGCGTCGGTGGCGGTGGATATCGACGTGGATATCGCCGAAGTGGAAATTCGCTACGTGACGACCGGCGGCGGCGTAGTGCTTACGCAGTCTCAAGCCGATAAGCTTATGAGCTTGCCGAGTTCGACCGCGATCCGCGAGGCGGTTTGGAGCGCCGACGAGGCCTTGGCGCTGGCCGACAAGATCAACATCAGCGCGGCCATCCTGCGCAACAAGACGGTGACCGATCCGGCCACGGGCTTGATGACGGTTTATGCCGATGACGGCGTGACGCCATTGCTGACCGCGCAGTTGTGGGAGAACGCCAGCGGGCCGCAGAAATATCGCGGCCAAGGATCGGAGCGAAGGGACCGGCTCGCATGATCGTGACACGTGGGTTGGGCAAGGGGATGTATCGCGGCGCGATTGTTGCGGCCGGGCTCGCGTTCGTCGTGGCAAGCGCGCCGGTCGAACAGGCGACTGCGCCGATGGTGCCGACATGGGTCGGCCTGCCGGAGCGCGGCAAGATCAGCCGGACGGGGCTGCACGTCTGCCAGCTATCGCGGGCGGCGGCGGGCGTCCGGGCGAGCCCGGCGGCGCTGGCAACGGTACAAACCGCGTATCTCGACCGGGTAGGCGCGGGCGCTCGCGCGTCGCCGCCAAGCGTCGATTGTGCAACCGTGGTGCCGCTGCGCCGGGTGGCGGCAAAAGTAGCGATTCGAACGCCGGTTGTCGCGTAAAACCGGAAAGCCGCGCCGAAGCGCAACGCGGCCAGCCTTTACCCTAGCGGGAGTTCATTGGAGACCTCCCGCATGTTCCGCTCGTTCCTTGATGACGCCACCAGCAAGCTCAGTAAACTGAGCCTTTCCTCGCTGCTGGCGCAAAAAATCGTGCCCTTGATGGGCGAAAAAAAGAAAGAATCACCGAACCGAATGACGGTGCTGTCGCTGACGCGCAGCATGGTCGATATCCTCTCGCAGTTGGGCGCGATGACGGCGAAAGCGGTCGAAGTCGTGGCCGGGGCGGCGAAGTTTTTCCCGCAAGAGCAGCGCCGTACCAAGGGCGCGCGGCAGAAAGACAATGACGCCGCGCTGGCGCTGATGGCGAAGCTGCGCAGCGAAGGCCGCGAGGCGACCGATCAGGAACGCGCCGTGCTGGCGCGCTTCTCTGGCTACGGCGGCGGGCTGGTCGATCCGGAAGGCAAGGAAGGTTCGCCCTACGAGTATTACACCCCGACCCCGGTAGCGGCCGGCACGTGGGAACTCCTGAAGGGCTTGGGTTTTGCCGGCGGCAAGGTGTTGGACCCCTGCGCCGGCTCCGGCGTCTTTGCGGCGACCCGGCCGGATAACGCCGTCATCGATCAGGTGGAGCTTTCCAGCCTGTCCGGCGGCGTCAATGCGCTGGTCAATGCCGGTCCCGGCGTGACGACCAAAATTAGCCCCTTCGAAGCCGTCGCGGCGACGCTGCCGGACGAGTCCTACGATGCCGTGGTGACCAACGTACCCTTCGGCGACGCCGGCCTGCGCGAACACGCGCACAAGGACGACAAGCTGCAAAGCGCCTCGCTTGAGGCGTATTTCATCCTGCGCACGATGGACAAGCTGAAGCCGGGCGGGCTGGCCGCATTCATCACGCCGCCGCGCATCGTGTCGGGCACTGATGCCGCGATGGAAGACCTGCGCTTCAAGGTTTCTCTGCGCGCCGAGTTTCTCGGCGCGTACCGCCTGCCGAACAAGGTTTTTCAGGACGCCTCCGACGCCGACACGATTGTCGATATCATCGCGTTCCGCAAGCACTCTCGCGGGGCCAAGCAGAAAATTGACGAACTCGCCGCCGAAAACATCGACGTGCTGCGCGACAAGGCCGTGTTGTGGCCGGAGTTCCTTGAAGGCAAGTATTTCCGGGGCGAGGGCCTGAAGTTCCAGTTGGGCGAGTTCAAGGCCAAAGACCCGGCCAAGCTGCGCGACGTTGACCGGGTGATTTCGGACGAGAAAGACACGGCCGCAATCGCCAAGATGATCCGCAAGTTTCCGGGGTCGCGGATCGATTGGGCCGGGCTAGATGCCGAGGAAACCGCGCCGATCCTCTATCAAGACGGCGACGTGCTGTATCAGGACGGCCAGACGCTCGAATACCGCGCCGGCAAGTGGCTGGTCCGCGAGCAGGATGCGAGTAGCGTCAACCTCGCCGAGACCGGCAACCAACTGACCACGGCCCTGAACGCCGTCAATGCCGGGATCAGCTTCGCCGACGCCGAATCGTGGCTACGTTCGATGAACGTCCGCGCCATGGGCGGCGACGTGCCGGAGTGGGCGCGCAAGTCCATCTATGCCGTCGCCAAGCAGGCGGTCGGCGAGCGCGAAAGCTGGTGGCAGGCCGTGACGGCGGCGCTGGCGGCGAAGGCGGTATTGGAAGAGAACTTCGGGGCCGAGCCGTTTCACTACAACATGGCCTACCCGGTGCTGTCGGCGCGGCTGCTGGCGGTGTCGCACTACGGCAACCGCACGATTCAAGCGCCTGACGACATCAAAGGCGCGCTCAAGCTCTTGCGCGTGATCGTGCCGCGCAAAGGCGCGTTCTATGCCCGCTGGCTGGGCAACGTCAAGGCCGACGTGGATATGGGCGACCTGACGCCCGAGAAAGCCTACGAAAAGATCAAATACCAGTCCGGCGACGACTTCGGCTACGTGCCGCTAGACCGCCTGAAGACCTCGCAGGGCGAAGCCTTCGACCCGCTGAACGATGACGACTGGTGCCTCAACCCGGACGGGCAATCCGTGATGCGGGCCGGCGACTACTATCAGGGCAACTACGCCGACTTCCTGAAGCATTCGGACGAGGAACTGAAGGCGGCGGCGGACCCGGTGATTGCCGCCAAGATTCTGCGCCAGCGCCAAGTCGCGGGCGAGCGCGTGGCGATGCCGGCCATCGAGAAGATGACCTTCACGCTCAATTCGCCGTACCTGTCGCAGAGCCAGAAGCTCGACTTCCTGCGCGAGAACGTCGATCCGCGTTTCTCGTTGGTGCCGGAAATGACCACGGAAGGCGTCGAAGCGATCAACGGCAAGAAAGAGCCGGTGCCCACGGGCAGGATGTTGATCGACTTCCCGAAGATCAGCAGCGCCAAGGAAACGCGCCGCGATCAGGCGTTGCGCCGCTTCGCCGTGTCCTACCTCAAGAACGGCACGATCACGACCGGCAGCAAAAACGACGTGGTACTGGCGAACGCCGAGGCCGAGTCGGCGCTGATTCAGGAAATGCGCGAAATCGTCCAAAGCTCGAACGCGAAATTCAATATCTGGGCGAAGACCAACCCGGACGCCTTTGATTCGCTGAAGGCCCGCCTGCACGATCCGGCCAACCTGTTTTTCCCGCAGGTCGATGACGATTCCGACTTGGAAATCGAAGGCATCGGCGAGCGCAAGCCGCACGGCTATCAGAACGTCTCGATTCGCCGCTACAGCCGGCATTTCTCCGGCATCTTGGGCGACGACGTGGGGCTGGGCAAGAGCCTACAGGCATTGCTCGCCGTGTTGCACGTCCAGAACATCGGGGCCAAGCGCAAAACGATCTTTGTGGTACCCAATTCTGTTCTTTCGAACTGGAAACGCGAGTCGGCGATGGCCTACGCCTCGACCGACGACTGCCTGTACGTCGGCCTGACTTTCGACAAGGCCGGCAAGCCCATCGTGGACAACAAGCAGCGCGACCGCGATATCCATGCGATCTTGGAAAACCGGCACCGCAAGATTTTCATGACGCTGGAAGCCTTCACGTCGATTCCGATGCGCGAACCGACGCTGGAAGCCTACAAGAGCCATATCGCCAGCACCGATCCCTCGTTTTTCGAAGCCAGCGAAAAGAAGGCCGACGAAATCCGCGCCGCGAAGAAACAGCAAGCCCTGATGGACACCGGCAAGAAGTCGGCGGCGCTGCCGTATTTCGAAGACATGGGCGTCGATTCGCTGGTCATAGACGAAGCGCACATGGCGAAGAATAGCCGCCTGTTAAGCGACTTTAAGAGCGCCAAGTATCTGGCCTCGTCGGTGGCGTCGGATCGCGGACTGGATATGCAGATCAAGTGCTGGTTCGTGCGCAGCCACAGCGCCAACAAGGACGGAGTGCTGGCACTTTCGGCCACTCCGATCACCAATAGCCCGCTGGAAATCTACTCCATGCTGACGCTGGCGGTCGGCGAGCAGGAATTGAACCGCCGGCTGGGCATCATGGGCGGCGACGACTTCATGAACGCCTTCACCGACGTTCAGGAGCAGGAAGAGCCCGACCTGATCGGCCGTCCGCGCGCCGGCCGGGTGTTCTTGGGCCTGCAAAACGTCACCATGTTGCGCACAGCGCTGCAACAGATCGCGATCATCCGCGACAAGAACGACGTTGGGATGGCGATTTCCGTGCCGGAAGAGGACGGCGTTTCGACCAAGGTCGAACTCGACGCCGAGTCAAAGCGCAAGCTGGCTTATTACAAGTCGATTTACGAAGCCGCCCGGCTGATGCAAAAGGACGAAGCGCTGCCGGAACAGGAACAGGCGGTCGAAGCCTACTGCGCGCAGAGCGGCGAGTCGGTCGATTTGGTGGCGCACCCGTTCAACCTGATCAACAAGATGGCGAAGTTGATCATGGATCAGGAACTGGACAAGGACGGCAGTTTTTACCAGTTCAGCGCCGCACAGGGCGACGCGGCCAAGGTCGCGGTCGGCCAGTTCAACAACAAGAACTTCAAGGAAAAGCGCGACCGGCCGGGCCTGCTGACCGATCCGAAAAACGTGTCGATGAAGGTCCGCAAGGACGACAACGACAACGAGAAGGCGGAATACACGATTCTGGTCAAGGCGTGGATCGACGGCAACCAGATCGTGATCGATACCGACGACCACAACACCCAAAGCAAGTTTTTGGAGATTGCCGACAAGGCCGGGCTCGACCTCGACGTGAAGATCAGTCCGAAGCTCGCGGCGATGCTCGAAAACGTCAAAAAGGAACTGGCGAACCCGAAGGCCGGGCGCGGCACCGATGCGCAGGGCAACCCGCTGCCGAGGCTCGCCAAGCAGATCATCTTCTGCGACATGCTGGGCATGCACAACAAGATCAAGCTGGCGCTCAAGCGGGTCGGTATCAAGCCGTCGCAAGTCGCCATCGTCAATGCGCAGGCGATCAGCGATCCGGCCGACATGCAGGACGTGCAGGACGGCTTCAACGCCGAACACGAAGAGAACCGCTATCGCGTCATCATCGCCAACAAGAAAGCCGAAGTCGGCATTAACCTGCAAGTCGGCACGCAGGCGATACATCACCTGTCGATTGGCTGGACCCCGGACAGCCTGCAACAGCGCAACGGGCGCGGCGTCCGGCAGGGCAACTACCTGCAACGCGTGACCGTCTATCACTACGACGCCAACGGCTCGTTTGACGAATACAAGCGCATGCTGGTCGGCAAGAAAGACGACTGGATCGGCAAGGTGATCGGCAAGCATGGCGATGTCGAGAATATCCAGATCGGCGGCGAACTGTCCGAGAAGGAAATGCACGACCTGATCATGTCGTCGGGCGACGCCGGGGCGATGGAGAAGGCGCGCGAGCAGATCGAACGGCGCGAGCGCGAACGCATGCGCGACGCGGCGCGTGGCAATCAGGTACAGATTCTGCGGATCATTGAAGGGCAAAACAACTGGCTGAAGAATCACGCCGACGCGACCGCCTACCGCAACGCCAAGATTTTCGAATATCTCGACCTGACTTGGCAGGCCGAGGAACTGGCGGCGAAGATTGGCCGCAGCACCAGCGAGCGCGTGATTGCGACGCTGAAGAAGCAAAAGGCCGATGTGGACGCGCGGGCGGCGACGCTGGGCGGCTTATTGGAGGGATCGAGTTTTGTTCCGGCCGGACAATACGACTACCAAGGCAACGGACACGCCAAGGTCGATACGCCGATCAGCGGCAAGGGCTACAAGCTGCAAGAATACGGCCGCGACAAGGGGCAACCGCAATTTCGCGGCAAACTCAATCCCGACTCGGCGCTGGGCCAGCGCTACGCCGCCGAGCGCGCCGGCAAGGGAAAGGCGCTGCAACAAGCGCGCGACGACTACAAGGGCCAAGCCGCACGGCAAGGCGCGTATTCCGACAGCACCCTGAAGGCATTCGAAACCGGCGAAGGCAAGATTATCGGCGGCGTGCTGCTGATGCAGGGCATGGTGGGGATTCACAAGGGCGAATACTGGATTGCCGAAACACCGTCGAAGCTGGTCCTGCCGATTGACGGTCGCAGCATGCCGTCCGGCGCGGCGGTCAGCGGCTTCGAGTTCGTCGGCCCGGCCGATGCAGACGAGGATTGGCTTCCGGTCGCAACGAATCTTGCACGGGTCGATGAACAGACCATCGCGCAGAACAAGGCCGATGGCTTCGAGATTGGCGACAAGCGGCTGTATTCGACCTGCTCGCCGGAAATCGCGGCGCTGGTCAAGCTGGTTCCGACCGGCAAGCTCGCCTATCCGAACAACCTCTACCTGAAGGCCCCGTTGTTCCGCTTCCCGATCAACCCGGAGCAGGCAACGACGCCGCTACTGAAGGCGATTGTCGCGCAGCAGGCCGAGGCGATTGAGTGGAAACACGAAACGGACCAGTGGGAAAGAAAAACCTCACGCGTCCGGGCGCTGAACATCCACAAGGTCGAACCGGAAGGCGTGCGCTACGACGGCCGTTCGGCGGCGCTGATCACGTTCGCTATCGCCAACGGTCTGAAGGTCGGGTATGACGATTTCGAATACTTCCTTGAGGGTAATCGAAGCTTCACCATTCTGATTGACTCCAAGCCGGGTTTCCAGAAGCAATTCGATTCCGGGCTCGCTGACGCCGTGGCTGAAGCCAAGACCGGAGACGACCTGACCTTGTGGGCCGATGGCTTTGTGCGCGCCGCGTTCGACTTTGTGGCCTTTGACGAAGTGATGACGCCGCTTTCGCTGATGGGTGTCGGCCTGAAGGCACGATTGGGTCGCGCTGTCGAGACCCTGAAGGCTGGCGGCAAGCCGGTGATTTGGCTCGATGAAGTGTTGGCTACAGGCGCGGCGTTTTACGTGGCCGATTTGGTTGGCCGGGCGCTGGCAGAGCGGGCTGGCGATTTTGTCAAGGACGGCACGGTAGTTGATCGCGGAACGATCCGGGAGGCGGCGCTGGCGGAAATCACCGCAGAGCCGTTTGACGGGTTCGCCGGGGCCTTCGTGGTGCCTGCCAGCGTGCGCGACGTGGCGCTGAGCAACTACTACGGGCCGAAGCCGGATGGCGCGATCCTGCTGGCGCGGGCCGAGGCGGCAATCACCGCGTTGTGGAATCGACACATCACGACCGTTTGCATTCCGGTCGAAAACGCCGCTCGCGCTATCAATGTCGCCAAGCATTCCTCCGGCTACGGCATGGACTACGAAGCCCTGCTGCAAGCGATCTACGACAAGGCCAAGCTCGACGGGTTTGCCGGCGGCAAGATTTCCACCGAAACGATCACCGGGGCCGCGCGCAGCGGATCGAAGGGCGCTTACGCCTTCCGCGCCGGGCACAGCCTTGCGGTCGAAACGAAATACAAGTCGGCCGCATCGGAGAAGGTGCAGACCATCAAAACGCGCTTCTGGGCCAAGGAAGAAGCGGTTTGGCTGTTCGCGCTGAAGCCCGGCGAAAAGGATAGCAAAGGCGGCGAGATTGCCAGCGTGATCGACCTTTGCCGGGCCTTCGGAATCGACCCCGGAGAGTTCAAAAATTCCGAGGATTGAGTTTCGGAAAAAAGCGGAAAAGCGGGGCATTCCACCCGCCTACTATATGTTCGTCTGTACGGCCCCCGTAGGCCATGACGATTGTTTGTTTATCAACTGAGGGAAAAAGATATGTCGCGTGCCATTTACACCAACAGCGGGGCCGAAGAAACCGAACAGTTTTTCGACTCGCTTTTCAGTGAAGTCAAGGGCGAGAGCAAAGAGTCTGCCGTTCTCGATTCCGCAACCAGCAAGCAGGTCTCCAAGACCAAGATTCAGGCCGGCGCGGACATGCCAGCTTCGGTCCAAAAGGTGCTTGGCGAACTCGATGACGACAACAAGTCGCGCGTTCTCGATGCCGTGACCTACGGCATGCACATCTACCAACGCGAACACGGCTTCCTGCCGACCGCCGACGTTCTCGACGCCGCCTTGGCGCAGGGCTACGCCGCCGCGCTCGACCCGAAAAAGCTGTTCGACTCAGTGGGTTCGACCGGCCATCATGACGTGATTTCGGCCCAGCCGAACCGCGTTGTCGTGGCAATCACTTCGGCCATCGCCGAAGCCTTCCCGGCCGCCACCTACCTGCCCGCCGACATCAACAGCAACGAATCGCGCCTCGCCATCGTTTCGCATCTGGCCGGCTCGACTTTCGGCGCTTACACGCAAAACGACCTGCTCGACGGCATTAATTGCGGCTCGCCGTACATCGGCTCCGAGCGTGTGTTGCAACTGACCGCCGACGCCGAGCGCGACGCCTACACCGGCCAGTTCATGACCACCGTTGGCGGCGCGACTCCCGTCGAACTGCTGCGCGGCCGGACCATCATCTTCGTGAATGGCTTCCCGTGCGCTTTCGAAAGCCAGAACGCGGCTTCGTCGGTCGCCAACGTGCCGGTTGCCGGTTCGATTGCCATCGCTGGCACCGAATACACCGTGACTGGCACCGTGACCCCGGCTACTGGTGCGGTTGCACTCGCCATCGCCCCGGCCTTCCCGGTGGGCACCGAAGTTCATGCCGAAGGCTACATCGACTACGAAAAGCAGCCGCAGCTTTCGCCGGAACTGGTGACTCAGGTGACGACCTACCAACTGTTCGCCTCGCCGTGGCGCGCTCGCGTTCGCCAGACCATCGATTCGAAGACCCAATACAACAACGAATTGGGCCTCGACCTCGCATCGGAATCGCTGATCGCCGTGCGTAACCAGTTCAGCATGGAACGTCATTACAACGTGCTGAACAAGGCATTGCGCATCGCCAAGGGCAACGTCCAGACCTACGACTTTGACAAGGCCACCCAGATCGCGGAGAAGACCCGCGCTGAAATCTGGCAGGACTTCCAAGCGACGCTGGGCATTGTCGATCAGCAGATGGCTGAAGACACGATGGATCACGGCATCACCCACATGTACGTGACCAAGAACGTCGCCGCGCAGTTCCTGTCGCTGCCCTCGACGCTGTTCGTGCCGTCCGGCCTGCAAGCGCGCCCCGGAATCTTCCGTCTGGGCACCTTCCTTGGCCGCTACGAGGTGTACTACACCCCGAAGGTGCTGACCGAGACCGCCACCACGTCGCAAATCCTCTGCATCGGCCGTTCGGCGCAAGTCGCACGCTGCCCGTTCGTGCTGGGCGATGCCGTGCCGCCGACCTACCTGCCGCTCGCTTTCGGCGACGACATGAAGTACGGCAACGCGTTCTACGCCCGCAACTTCACGGCGGTCAATCCGCACCAGCCGTCCAGCAAGGGTGCCGCGTTGATCAGCGTCATCAATATGTAAGGAGCCGATGAATGGCACGCCAAGGCAAAAAAGTAGCAAGCCTTGGCGCTCCTTCCGCCAACGAGGGGAGCGCCAAGGCTGCGGCCAACAGCGCTCCCGTCGTCGTTGTGGAGAGCGCCAATTCGCCGCCCGTGATCGAGGACAAGATTGCGCCTGTGGCCGAAATTCAGGCCGTGGTCGAAATCGCCGCGACTGCGCCGACCTATCCCTGCGAGCGTGTGGTGAAAAACAACACGCCCTCCGACCTGATGCTGCCGTCTGTCGGCGTGCTGGTTCGGGCGTACTGCGAGAGCCCTGTGGTCTTCCTCAGCAAAGAGCAGATGAAGCGCTTTGAGAACGACGCGCGCCAACTGTGCGAGTTGAACGGCTGGCAAGACGGCATCGTAATTGAACCCAGCGACGAAGCCGTCGCCAAGTAAGGAGCATTGAATGGTTCCCTTTACCCGCCAGTTGGGGCCGCGCAGCGGCATCCAGCTTAACCCGCTACTCGACAATAGCGAACGTGCTGTCTCCGGCAATGCCGATCAGACGTTCGCGGTCGTCGGGCGGTTTGAGCGCGGGCGCATTGACAAGGCGTTCCGCGTCAATCGCTCCAATCTGCAACGCCTGTTGGGCACCCCGAGTTCGCTGCAAGTCTCGGCGCTCAATGAAGCGTTTGTCCACATCTACGACACCCTGCAAAACGGCGGCTACGAGGCGGTGGTTTATCGCCTGAACGTCGCGGGCGCGACAAATAATTTTCTGGTCGTCAGCGACGCGCTGCTGCTGGCCGACGCACTCAAGGCCGAAGCGGTTCCGACCGCCGGCTACGCCTTCACGCTGAAGCATCTGGAATGTTTCAACGACGGCATCGTGTTGGAAGTCAATGCGGACAAGACGTTCGACGTGGACGGGATCACCCCGATTGCGTCGAAGATGGTCAACGTCCGCCTGCGCGACTCTGGCAGCAACGAGATTCTGTACGAATTCTCCGGCTCGCTTGATCCGACCGCGAAAGACGACTTCGGCCAGTCGATCTACCTGACCGACGTGGTTGCGATGCTGACCGACAATCTGGAATGCGTGGTCGCGGCCAGTGCGGACATTGCCACCACGGCGATTTTCTACGGCCTGAACGGCGATGGCACGAAGAAGTGGGCAACGGCTTCGCTGGCCTACTTCACCGAAGGCGGCACCGCCTACGAATTGACCGATTACGACCGCGCCTGCGCCGCCCTGAAGTACGGCGACCACAGTTTCGGCTACATGATCGGCGGCGGTACGCGCGCTGTCCCGCTGCTATCGAAGATGATCCTGCTGGGCAAGGACATCAACAAGCAATTCGCGTGGGACGTGCCGGGCGAATACACCGTCGAGCAGGCTATTGCGTTCGTTGAGCAGTTGAGCGTCGACACGCATTATTCGCAAGCGTATTGGGCTCCGCTGAAGTCTGATGATCCGGTCAACGGCGGCAAGGCGTATCTCGGCACGTCCTGCATCAACATCGGCAAGCGTTGCCTGCGCAACGCCAGCACCGACTCCAACGGCATTCCGCCGATGAATTGGGTCGTCGCCGGCAAGGAATTCCCGCTGGAACGCACGGGCATCATTCAGGTGCTGACTCCGACCGAGCAGGAATTGGACGATCTGGCCCGTGCCAAGATCAACCCGGTGCTGTTCCAGCGTTACGCCGATGGCGGCAAGTATGTTTTTGTCGACTCCCTGACCGGGGCCAAGACCGAAGCCGACCGCAAGCTGATCGCTGTCGCCGACATGAGTAGCCGCACCGACGATCTGGTCACGCAGTTCGCGCAAGGCGTGATGCAAAAACCCATGAAGGCGGCAATCAAGATGACGACCGACTTCATGCAAAAGCACTTCGAAGCCTTGGAGACGGCCGAGTGGATCAAGCCGTCGAAAGACCTCGACGGCGCGGCGTTTGCCTTCACGGTTGCGCCGAACGGCCAGCGCCCGTCCGACCGTCTCGACGTGTCGTACTGGCTGAAATACGACGGCACGGTGCGCGCGATCTACGTTCAACAGACCATTTCTCGATAAGAAGGGGAACATAAATGTCCAATATGAGCGGCCACCCGGCCGGCGGTTACCTGATCCAGATGGTCCGCGACCAGAAGGAGCAGGACAAGAAGGCAGCAACCAAAAAGGCGGACGCCGCGCTCGACGCCGCCAACCCGGCGCTGGCCGTGGCGGTGTTCGACGCGGCCGAGCAGTACGCCGCGTCCGACATTGCGCTGAAGGCCGGCGCAGCGCTACACCAGTGGGCCGAAACGTCGGCTGACGACCTCGATGAAGGCGAGACCATGGCGACCCGCCTGTCGTCGCTCTTCGTCGGCATTGTCGATGCTGACCTTGACGGCGAAGTCGGCGAAGACGAAGCGGATGCCCTCGAAGTCGTGCTGGAATCGGCGTGGGACTACCTCGCCGGCAAAGGCGTCGGCGAGGACGATATCAGCGCGGTCCTGAACGATTGGGACGACGCTGCCGCCGCCCGCGTGCAAGAACTGCTGGCTTCCTCGTTGCCCGATGGTGAAGACGCCGCCGCCGACGATCTGGACAGCTTCGCTTTCAAGGCTGGCGACGGCTCCGACGAATCGGCCATGGACAGCCTGCAAACCATGGACGCGGTCTACAAGATGAAGGTCGCGATCCGGGGCGGCAAAAAGGTCCGGATCAAAAAGCGCATCGCCGGCCACGTTCGCCTGTCGGCCAAGCAAAAGCTCGCCGTCCGCAAGATGCTGCGCAAGACGCATTCGGCCGGCGCGCAGATGAAGCGTATGAAGTCGATGCGGGTTCGTCGCCGCATGATGGGCAGCTAAGTCGTGGCAGTTCGCGCCAGCGCGGATGCCATCAAAAACGGGATACCGCTTCAGTGGAGCGGTATTTCGCGGCACCTGATCGCATCGCTTTTCGCGGTCGAGCAGGATGATGGCACCGGCTACCAAGAACTGGTGGCCGAGGGGCGAATCGACGCCCCCGCGACTGACATGAACTTTGACGCGACGATGAACTGGCAAAGCCCGTTCGAAAACTCCGGGCCAGAAAGCAAGGCCCCGGCGTTGATGGCGATGGTGCAGTCCGGGCAGTTGGGCGTGGTGATGCAGGCGCTTCAGGGGCTCGCCCCAGAGGCGCTGAAAGGGACGGCGATAGGCGATTCGGTTTCAGGCGCGACCGACTCTCTGATCAAGAAAGCGCAGGAATTGCGCGGCCGGACCGGCATTACCAAGCTGAACTCCCGGCAGATTTTTTCCGGCATGCCGCCGATCAAGATCGCGATGACGTTGCATTTCCGCGCGATCAAAGACCCGCTGAATGAGGTTGAGGCCCCCTACCGTCGTCTGGTTTCGTGGGCCTTGCCGCAGGAAGTGGCGAGCGATTCGGTGGTGATTGCAGCCGCCAAAGCCGCGAAGGAAGGCGGCAGCTTTTTGAAGGCGCTTTTTCCTTCAAAATCCCCCCTGATGGTTGGGCTCGAATACGCCGCCAAGCGTTACTTGCCGATGGTCATCGAACACGTTTCAAACCCGATGGACGGGCCAAAAGACGAACACGGGAACAACCTTTACCTCGCGGTACAGGTGCAACTCTCGACGCTCACGGCCCTTGACCGGGCGGATTTCAAGCAGATTTATAGGAGGAATTAAGAAATGACCGTTTCGACTGGTAGCCAACTCAAGGCGCTATTCAACGCAAATCAGGCGATGGGCGAGAAGGCCGTCAGTTCCGACGCCTATTTCGAAATTCAGGGGCACGAAGGTATCGGCCTGCTGATCAAGCAATTCCCGTGGCCGGTGCTGACTTCCGGCGGCGAGATTGAATCGTCCGGTCCGATGGGTTCCGTGATCTGGCAACAGCAGCAACTGAAGACCGCGCAGCAGGGTCAGGTGGGCTTCGTGGAAACCCAGAAAGGCCATATCGCCGAGTTCTTGGAGCGGATTGTTGCCGGTGGCGGTTACTTCGAAGCGACCGTCTACGAAGGCACGCCGGACAACTTTGCGCGCAAGGCCCCGATCCACAAGTGCTTTTTGCAGTTGGACAACCCGGACCGCGATTGGGAAAACCGCGCGCAGTTGGTGTTGATCACGGGTACGTTATTTTTCCACTATTTTGGTGAGAAGTAAGCCGCATGACGCTGGCTGAAATCGTTGCCGATTACGTCGCTCGCCTTCCGGCGGGCGTCGTTTTGTCGCAAGAGGATGTCGAGCGGCTCTTGCTGAAGGCGGTCCGCTTCTATGCCGGCTTCGCGGTGATCAAGAGCGTGCCGCCGGCCGATGGCGAGTACAGTTCGGCGATTCCGGCGGGGTTCAATAACTCCGGAGTCGACTTGACGCCGGGCGAATACGCGGTAATTTCGCCGCTGTGGCTGCTGTACGTCGAATACGAAAACGCGACCAACCTCGAAGCGTCGCGCGGGATGGGGGTCGATGTTTATGGCCGGTCCTCGTCCGAAGTCGCCAATGATATTGCCCAGACGGAATTGGACATGCCGCACCGCGTCTTTATCGAGTTGCCGGAAACCATCTGATGGCGCTTTTTGACGACGCGGCAGCAGTAGCGGCCAAGCGCGCCGGCAGCAACCGGCTGGCCGACATCGCGTCCGGTGCGCTGCGCAAATACGCGCCGATGGTGCCACAGTCGCCGACCGAAGCGCTCTCGATGCTGAAGAGCATCGCGGCGCGGCGGGTCAGTGCGATCCTTGGCCCGCTGTCGGGGCTCCTGTCCGACCTTGAAAACGGCGTGCCGCGCCAGCGCAAAACGCCGTTGACGGGTGGGGTCAGCCTCGTTAATGCCAAAGAGATTTTCGACAAGTTCTCGGCGATTGAACTCGCGCGCAAGAACCTGTTTATCGTCGCGGTCTCGCCACTGAGCGGCATGGTGCCGTTCGGTTCCGACAACTACATCAACCTGCTGGCAACCGAAGTTGGCTATGCGCCGACGACGATTCAGGGCGATGCGGTCAATATCGGCAGCGCGGTCTTCGACGCATTGAAGGCCACCGAGCGGGTGGAGGTTCGGCTGACGACCTACGACGATGCCATGGGCAGCATCAAGCGATTTTTCGAGACCATGGCCGGTAAGGTCGCGCACGAAGATGGCACGTTCGGCTTGCCGATTGACTACCTGTGCAAGATCGACATCGTGCATGGCGTGGTCAGCGAAGACTCGACCAACTTTCAAATTTCCAAGCGCGACCGCTACATCTGCCGGCCGGGCCAGATCGAATACAGCCTGTCCCGGCGCGAAGAGGGGTTTCAGGAATTGCAGATGACCTTCACGCAATGGGATACTTTTTCGAAGATCGTCTAAATGCTCGCTATCACGCCACTGCGCACGCGTCGCCTATCGGTTCAGCTTCAGGAACTTTCGATAGGCGACATTATTTTTCTTTGCGAACTCCGGCCCGACATGTACGAAGCGGGCACCACGGCGCTGCTACAGCGCGTCGTTGGCGACGATCCGAAGCCCCGGCCCGGCCAAGTGACCGATCCGCGCCTATGGACCGTGCAGGAACGCGCGCTGGCCGTCGCGCACTACATCGCGCATACGCAGGAAAGCGACCCGGATTTTCCGGTGGGAGAGGGCCGCTATTCCGACTATCTGGTCGAAGGCGTCGATTTTGCGCCGGACCGGATCGAGTTGGGCGAAGTCGGCGGCGACGAGTGGAGCATGGTTCCGCTGCTTGGGGTGCATGCCGACACGATTGAGCGGCTGGTGTTGGACGGACGGTTGAAGCAGGCGCGGCATGGCTGGTGGTTGGGCGCGATGGCGGCGCAACTGGTCCGCAAGGGCGAGAGCCTGCCGGATGCCGCGACGATCAGCGAGGCCGAGCTTGAGGAAATTATTGCCGGCCGGGCGGAAGTCTTTCGCGCTTTTCCTGAGTCCGACTTCATGCGCCTGCTGATGCTGTTTATCGACGGCAACGAGCGCCTGACCCATATTTTCCGACTCGCCTTCACCGACGACGGTGTCGCGTTCGCCCCGGTCAAAGCAAAGGAGGCCGGATTGCCCCCGGCCCGATTTCCATTTGATTCCGCCATTTCCGACGCAGCGAAAGCAGTATTTGGAAAGCCTGAACGAGCAAACGGCTGAGCTAACCCTATACTGCCATCAACCCTACCGCGACGTGCTGGCGATGTCCCTGTCCTCTGTGCAGGGTCTTTTTTCAAGCAAGGCATTTGCGGGATGGAAGAAGGCGCGCGAGCAGGATATCAAACTCCAGATCGCGATCATTGAACGACTCGACGGCGTAACGAAAGCCATCGGCAACCTCGCGAAAATCATCGCCAAAAAACCATCATGAGCGAACTCTACCGCTACGACGCATCGGAACTGATGGCAGAGCGCAATGGGCTCGCCGCCGCCGTGGAATCGCCGCTGCTGGCCGTCCTTTGCAAAAACGTCGCGATCCGCGCCAAGGCCAAGGGCTATCTGGAATTCGGCCCCTACTGGTTTGCCGTCAAGGCAGCGCTGACCGAGCAGGGCTACGTGATGGGTAATCACACGTCGCCCTACATGCAGAAGAATTACACCGTCATGGAGAACGACCAGCCGAGCCCGGCGCTGACGCTGATCGCTGCTTGGAAATGTGCCGATGAAATCCGTTCTGCTTTTTTCAGAGGGTCAAGAGAGTTTCCGCTTGATGACCTTGGCGAAAACACCTATTCGCTTTTTGACCCCGACATGGAAGGCTGATCGGTAATGCCTATCGAAACGACGCGCGAATTGCACCCGATTGTGGCCTTGATCTTTTCCTTCTTCGGTCTGGGGGCGCTGGTCGCCAACTCGCCGAAAATGACCAACCGGCAACTGACGTTCGCGGCCATTTGCGCGGTCGTGTTTGCGCTTTTGGTTCCCGAAATCGCGGTTCCGGCCATCGTGAATTACGCGCCGTGGTCGTGGGTGAAACAGGTTCCGGTGCTGGCGTTGGCCGGGTTGACAGGCTTTCTTTCGGGAGCCCTTGGCGGCAAGGTAGTGGCGGCGCTGATGGTGGCGGGCGACAGCCTGCCATTCTTCGCGACGCGCTGGCTGGGTCGGTCCGGGCGCGAGGATCAAAAATGAACACCATCATGGCCGGCTTGCTGGTCCAAGTGCCGTTTCCGCTGGTTGTTGGGCTGCTGATTCATATCCTTTCTGCCGTGGCGGCGTTCGTGGTGTCTCTCGCCGCCTATGTCGCACTTAATCGGATCAACAAGACGACGATGCGGGTGATCAAGACGGCCTATGTTCTGGTCTTCGGCGGCTGCGCGGGCGCGGCTGTGCTGTCGCTGTGCGCGATCTTCATTGCCGACGACATGATCAACGAACTGATGCACCTATTCATCCTGATCACGCTGGCCGGCTTCTCGGCGCTCTTCATCGGCTCAAGGCGGCGGGATTGCCTCTGCACCGACTGCCCGGCCCGCAAGCTGCCCGAGCCCTGCGGCGACTGCGACCTGCGGGGCAGCGATTAATAAAGACTGCAAGAAATGCGGAAAGCATCGCGTGCTGTATAGCGCGGTGCTGTGTAGTGCGCTGGTCAGCGTTCCCTTGGCGTCGGCGGTGCGCCATCCGAAAGGAAAGTGCGGACCGGATGCCAAGTTGTTTGTTCCACTACAAGAAAAGGATATTTCCGATGCTCGACGCCAAGCTTAATGCCACTTTGGACGCCCTGATTGCCAAAGAGGGGGGCTACTGCAACGATCCTGATGACCTTGGCGGCGAAACATGCTGGGGCGTCACGGTCGCGGAAGCGCGGCTTGATGGCTATACCGGCCCGATGACCGATCTTCCTCAGTCGCGAGCGCGCGACATTTACCGCCGCAAGTATTGGTTCGGTCCGCGCTTTTCCGACGTGTCCGCGCTCTCCGAGTCAGTGGCCGAAGAGTTGTTCGACACGGGCGTAAACATGGGCATCGGCAAGGCCGGCGAGTTCCTGCAAATCGCGCTCAACGCGTTCAACCTGCGAGGCACCAAATACCCGGACATTGCCGAGGATGGCGACATTGGCAACAAGACGCTCGCGGCGCTCAAGGCGTATCTCGATTGGCGCGGCAAGGAAGGTGAAACGGTGCTGCTGCGTGCCTTGAATTGCCAGCAGGGAATGCGCTATCTCGACATCAGCCGGGGCCGTCAAGAGAACGAGACGTTCACCTACGGCTGGTTCAAGGAACGCGTCGCGTGATCGCGCAAGTTGGCATCGCCATGTTCGGCGTGACGGCGATTTTTCTAAGCCAGTCGCCGAGCGACAGGACAAAGAAATATGCCTGTCTCTTCGGTCTGGCCGGGCAACCGTTCTGGTTCTGGTCGGCCATCGCGGCTGAGCAGTGGGGAATCGTTTTGCTGTCCTGTTTTTACACAGCGGCGTGGGCGCGCGGCGTCAAAACGCATTGGTGGAAACGGAGCGCCGCATGAGCGCCTTCTTCTCTTGGTTGGATCGTCGGCACTTCGTCAGCGTCCGCGCTGGCATGCAATACGCCGTCGCGGCCATGACGTGGCAGGTCACCGTCTGGGCGTTTGAATTTGCCCGCACCAGTCCGCTTCCGGGGCTTGAGGTTGCGGCGGTCTTGGCGGCAGTGACCGTGCCGTTTTGCGGGCTGCAAGCGGCGATTTTCTCTCAATACATGGGGGCCAAAAAGCCATGAACCATTGGGTAGTTGCTATTCGTGCCACTTGGCCCTATTTGCTCTCCGCTGGGATTGGATTCAGCGCGGCGTGGTGGTTGCAGGGCCTCAATGTCACCGCTGCCGAGAATGACCGGGACAAGATCACCAACCAATTCACCGCCTACCGGGTCGAGCAGCAACGCCTGACCAACGAGGCCATCACTAAAGCCGACCAACAACGACAGGAGACCGCAGATGCTTGGGCCAAAAACCTCGAACAAATTCTCAAAGACAAAGGCGCTTACGAACGCTGCGTTGCTGCTGGGCGTTGCGGTCCTGTTCAACGGGTGTGCGTGGCTCTGCCCGTCTCCCGCCCCGCAGCCGCCGGTGTTGCCGAGCCCATATCGCCCCCCCGCCAGCCTGATGGTGCCGGTGCCGGGACAATACCTGCTCCCGCCGGAACTGCAACGTCCGCCGATGAAAGCGCCGTCGCCGGGCTGATCGCTGACTGCAAACAAGCCATCGGCATGGCGAATGGCTTGCAGGCGGACATTGAAAGCCAACCCGGCTACCGAAAGACGAAATGATCGCATCCGATCCGCTGGATTGCGCGGTCGAACTACAGGCCCGCGAGAACGCCAATTCAGAAAAGCAGGTTCGCGACCGGGTGCCGGAGCCCGGCCAAGGTCGCGAACAGTGCGAGCAGTGCGGCCGGTCGATTCCCGAGCAGCGCGCGGCCAGTGGCTACACCCGCTGCGTTCCCTGCGTCGAACTGGAAGAGCGGCGCGGGCAGACGCATCGCCGCTAAACGTTGCGGCGCGGCGTCTTGAGCTTGCGCAAGTGAGAGAGCGAGAACCCGGCCGGGGCCTGTTTCAGAGCAGCTTCGTAAGCCGCCAGCCGGGTTTCTGCCGAGAAGGTCTGCCGGCGCATCGCCTTGCCGTCCGAATAGGTGGCGGCGAAGTCGATGCTATGCACCTTTGCCGAGCCGCATTTTTTCCAGCGTTGCGGGGTCGTCTTGGCGGTGCGGCGGCGCGTCCGGGTCGCCCTTGCCGTGCGTCGCGCAGTATTCCTCGAACTCGTCGGCGAGCCGGCGAACGTCGGCGACAAATTCCGGGGCGTACCCCCGGCGCTCGCCTTCATCAGCGTAGGCGCGCAGGGCAGCGGGCGCGGCCGGGTCTTTGGCACCAAAAACCATGTTCGGCCATTCAGGGACCGAGCCATCGCGGCGCGTCACCAGATACTTGCCTTCCGGCGCTTTGTCGCCGTATCTCCAAAGCCCGCTCATTTCAAGCCACCGTAGCCGTGGCAACCACGGTCCGCGCGCCCTTTGCATCCGGCGCGCTGACGATGCCATCGCTTTCCATGCGTTCGATCAGGCGGGCGGCGTAGTTGTAGCCGATCTGGAGCTTGCGCTGAACCGTCGATATCGACGCGCGTCCGGCCTCGACCACAATCGCCTTGGCTTCGGCGTAGGCGGCTTCCGTATCCTGCGTGTCGGCGGGCGCTGCTTGCGCCTCGTCGGAGCCGTCCATGTCATCCATGTTGCCGCCGAAGGCTTCGGCCAGCAGGCCATAGACCTTGCGGATTTCGCCGGCCGACAGGATCAGTTCGGCGTCATCGCGGGCGTCTTCCATCAGGTCGCCTTGTTCCTCGCGCACCTTGATAATGTCCAAGAACGCGATGCGCTTGATCACCAGCTTTTCGGTCATCACGAACGACATGCGCTCGTTGTAGGTCATCGCCAGTTCGCTGATGCTGTTGCCGATAAAAAGCTGCTTGAACTGTTCGCCGCTGACATCGTGGCCGCTGACCCGCACCTTGCCGCCGGTAATGTCTTCGAAGAGCGCGCTCTTGTCGATGCTGAAGTGTTCCGGCGCGTCTCCTTCGCTGGCCCATGCGGTAAAGCAGGCGTCCGGGCTGCTGTTGGTTTTCCAGCTACGCAGCTTGCCTTCGTGGCTCCACAGATCGGTGCGGCGCAGGGCATTCAGTACCACGTCGACCTTGCCCGGCGTCGCGGCATTGACGACCAGCAAGCCGCCTTCGAAGTCGAACCATGCGTGGATCAGCGTCGTGCGAATGAACGCCTTCGCCAGCAATTCTTGCGTGACGCGTTCCTTGACCTCCTTCGTTTCCTTGCGTCCGAGCTTGCGCCCCTCGTTTTCCTCGATGGTTTCAACGCACTTGGCGGTTTCGGCCTTGACTACGCAGGCGGGAAGCAGCTTTTCGTCCAGCCGCACGGTGACCAGCGTCAGTTTTCCGACTGAGCGGAACAGCGATTCCGGGTGGAGGCTCGACGGCGGCACAAAGCCCACGGACGAGACCGTGCTTGCGCCGCATTCCAGAAACGGTTTTCCGGCGGCGGCGGTTTCGACTTCGGCTTGAGTGACCCCGGCAAAGCGGAGAATCGTTGCGTTTTTGACCAGCATCGTCATTCCTTTTCTGCGCACTTGGCGCTCGTTTGTTTGGCATAGGCTTCGCCGGTTCCCTTGCGCGGACACGGGGCGCATTGCGGGTCGGTCAGTGACTTGTCGTAGCGACACTCGCGGCTGGATCGGTCGATGATGTAGTTGGTCACTGGCACCGGCAGGCCGTTGATAACCTCGACGCCACTGTGCCAGTAGCCGTCTTTTCGAACCGCGTTGGCGCAGGCGTCGTAAAACGCTGGGGCGATGGTCGATTCATGGACCGGGCTATCGGGAACGGGCATGTTTCTTCCCCTTCGCGCCGGGCCAAGAGCGCTTGACGTTCTGCTTTTCCGGCATCTTCCCGGTCGGGCTGGTATTGCGCGCGGTCTGCGGCCCCGTGCCGAAGTCGTTGCGGCGCATGGGCGCGCTGATCGACTGCGCCGATGCCAGAATGGCGAGCGTGGCGAGCATGATTCCCGGCTGGCTCATGGCTACTTCCTCACCGGCATCAACACGCCTTCGCCGCCGGCAAACCGAAAACTGGCGGTGCCGTTCTCGCTAAAGACGGCCAGTTCGGCGTCGCCGAGCGACTGAAGCAAGGCGAGGTAGCGATGCTGAAACCCGGCGATGCCGAACGGAACCCGGCCGCGCTGGTTTTTGCCGGTGCCGGCGCAGTCCGGACAGGCCAGTTGTGATTGCCTTTTTCCGCAACGCCGTCGCCGTCGCATTCCTTGCAGTCATAGTTGTGCGAGCCGTGGTCGAACGAGCCTACGCCGTCGCAGTCCGGGCACTTCGCGAACTTACCTTTACCGTGGCAAGTGATGCAGGCCGGCGGCTCCGGCAGGGTGATGTCCAGCCGCACAAAGCCATCGTCCTTGAACGCCTGCGTGAACAGCAGTTCGCAGTTCGGCACGCGCAAGTCCGGGTGGGTCTGGTGGCTGACCGCCTCGACGGCCGTATCGTCGGAAATACGAACCATGATTTCGCCATTGGTGCCATACAGAAAGCCGCCCTGCCGGATCGGTGTTCGAATGGCCGGGTTGAGGCCGTAGCTCGGGTCGATGAACTTGGCGAGTAGTTCGGCCGGGCTCATACTTCCGCCTTCCCGGTGAGGGCGAGCAGGGCCTTCAGGTGCTTGGCCGGGATCGCGACCATATCGTCGTCGTGCGCCTTCTCGATGCTGACAACGCGCACGCCGGCCGCTTCGATGCTGGCGCGCAATCCGAAGACAACGCCGGTCACGGCCTTGATAGCCTTCGGCGGCAGACGATCAGAAACGTGCTTGGCGGTGACTTTGGAGGCCCCGGCTTGCTTGGCCTTGCCCAACTTCTCCTGAAGCACGCCAAGGGCCTTTGCGCCGTGCTGGCGGATCATTGCCACCGCGACGTGGGCGGCGACTTCGTTGCGCTCGATCATCGCTTGCAATTCGCGCGGCGCTTCGGCGAGGATCAGGCCGTTGCCGATAGTGGTTTCGCTGACGCCGAGGCGTGAAGCGATGGCCGGCGCGGCGTCGCCGTAGCGGAGCAGGCGCAGGTAGCCGCGACCGGCTTCGAGCGGCGGCAGGGGCTTGCCTTGCGCGGTGCCGAGCATGTGATACACGCCGTCCGAGTCGTTGCCGCGAAAGTGGCGGGCTTCGAGCGCGTATTCAATGCCTTCGGCGACCAGCCGGTTCGCGGCGCGCGTGCGGCAGTGCCCGTCTCGGGCGATCACGCGGCCGTCGACCACAATCACGTCGACCGGCGGGATGTAAGCGCCGGCCTTCATCGCCCGGTAGAGCGAGTCGATATGCGCGTCAAGCTCCGGCCCTTCGGTGCGCAGGTTCCAGCCGGGCTCGAACTCGATCACGCCCGGATGCAGCTTGAAATACGTGGCTTTCTGTACGCCTTCGGCCTTGCCTTCGGCGAGCGCCTTGAGGGAAACGGGTTTCTTTTCGGTGGTCATGGTTCAATCCTTTCCAGTGCTGCCGAAGCCGGCTTCGCCGCGCACCGAGTCCGGCAATTGATCGACCAAACGAACGGAGCAGCGCATGACAGGAACGATCAGCAATTGCGCAATGCGGTCCTTGGGATTCACGTCGAAGCGGTCGTAGCCGTGACAGGTCAGGATCACTTCGAGTTCGCCACGGAAATTTGCGTCGACAACTCCGGGGGCATTCCCCACGGTGACATTGAACTTGTCGGCCATGCCCGAACGCGGGCAGACGAGGCCGACGAAGCCGGCAGGAATCGCCGTCTTGATACCTGTCGGAATGCGAATCTTGCTGCCGCGCTGCATGGTGAACGGCTTGTCGATGCGGGCGCGCAGGTCAAGCCCGGCGTCCCCGGCCTTGGCGTAGTTCGGCGCGAAACCGGCTTCAAGCTCGACCAGCAGCAATTCCAAGCCGTGATGGTGTTGTGGTGCGTTCATTCGGTGTTTTCTCCAATTGTTTTGATGCGGTTAAGCGGCTATATGATCGCTGTTTTCATGCGAGCTGTAAATAGCATTTGCTAAAACGGGATATCGTCGTCTAGGTCGTCAAAGTTCGGCGACGGTTTCTTGGCTTGGCCTTGGGCCGGGTTGCTGGCCGGCGCGCGGCGCGGTTCCGGGGCCGGTTGGTCGCCGCTGCCACCTGACGGCTTCGATCCGAGCATTTGCATGCTGTCGGCTTTCAACTCCCACGACTGGCGCTTGTTGCCGTCCTTGTCTTCCCAATCGCGGGCCTGCATCTTGCCCTCGATCAAAACGGACGAGCCCTTGACCAGATATTGCGAACAGATTTCGGCCAGCTTACCGAATGCGTTCACGCGAAACCAAGTCGTGTTCTCGCGTTTTTCGCCCGAGTTCTTGTCTTTCCACGACTCAGAGACGGCGACAGAAAAGTTTGCTACTGCATCGCCGGACGGCAAGTAGCGCGACTCAACCTCTTTGCCAAGATGCCCGACGATGATTATTTTCTGATAACTAGCCATTTGGAATTCCCTTTGTTCGATTACTTCGACCGCGCCGCAATGGCGGATTCCGGGTAGGCGCGGATGCCGGCGATGTTGGTGTCTTTCTTCAGCGCCTTGACCACTTGGCCGATCTTTTTTTCATCGACCAACATGTATTCGCGCGGGATCAGGTTGATGTCGGTGATTTCGAACTTCCAGTTCTCGCGGGTGCTGATGCCCTTCGCGGTCGGTGCCGTGTTGGCCGTTACCGGGGCGCTGATCACCGCAGCGGCAACTTCGAGCGTTGCTGCAACAGACTGTTTTTCCGACTCGACGGCCCGCGCCGACTCGACGACGGTTTCAGCCTGCGCGATGACCGCAGTATCGCCGCTGGAAATGGCTTCGTTCAGAGTGACTTCGGCGGCAACGCGGTTTTGTTCAGCCAGATCAGCAATCGCCTGCTTTTCTTTGGCCTGCGCTTCGACCGCGCGGCGTTCGGCGTCGGCAATGGCCTGCCGGCGGGCTTGCTCTTCGCGCGACTTTTTATTCTCTGCCTCCTGATAGGTCAGCATCGCTTTCTTGATAACCGTCTCCGCTTCCGCCAGCGTTTCGAGCGGCTTGCGGAACAAGCTCATGACCGCTTCCTTGGCGGCGTCGAGCGGCCGGGTAATGGTCAGGCGCTGTTCGTTCAGCGTCTTGATGCGGCCTTTGATCGTGGTCAGGTCTTCGGCAGCGAGCGCGAAGGTTTCGGACGAGTCGATTTTGTACGACTTGGCGACGGACAGGTGGCCGTTCGACTCTTTCGTGAGTTCGGCGGCGTCGGGGTTTTGATAGGTTACGGTCTGGGTGGTGGCGGACACAAGGGTTCTCCGGGTTATCAAACGATAAAATTAAAAGCTTAGCGATTGTATAGAAGCACAGTGAAATGTCAAACGAAATTGACGCTTTTTCCGTGCTGCGCAATGTAGTTGTTGACGGTCAGCAGCGACAGGAAGGTCGGCCAGTCGCTCTTCGCTTCCATCAGCGGCGCGCGGTAGGTGCCATCCGGCCGCAACTGCACAACGCGACGGCGCACGATGGCCGGGTCTTTCGGGAAAGTCTTGGCGTAGGCTTCCCGGTAGGCCGAGGTTTGCACGCCGGCCGCAGGATCGATGCAGGCGCAGCTTTTGATGTCCAGTAACTCGAACAGGTCGCCGACATAGCCGGTGCGGTCCAAGGTGCCGGCGTATCGGTGGACCGGGTGATAGACGCGCGCCTCGACCCGGTACGGCACAAAGCCCGTGTCGTCGCGGAACCTGACCCAAGCATCGAGATAAGGCCGGATTTCCGGCGCGACGGAACTCTCGTCAAGCTCGCCTTCGTCATAGAGTTCGGTGGCGAGGTGGATCAGCGTGCCGAGCCGGCTTTTTGCCGCCAGCACGTCGGCCGGGACCATACTGAAGTCGTAGAGCGGAGACAAAACCTGCGTTACGCTTGGCACGGGTTGCCCCTGCCAAGTGTATTTGTGCGCCGCATCGTCAAAGACGAGGCTCACGCCTGCGGGTCTCGCGTCCAAGCGATGATGTCATTCGCCATGCTGGTTTTGATGCCGTCGAAGCTCTCGATGCCGAATTTCTTGAACGCGTCGGCTTCGTTCAGCGAGGCGGCGGCGATCTTGGCCTTGACGACGTTGATCAAGCCGGCGCTGGCCGGGGCCTGATTGCCGCCGTTGGTTTTGGCGTCGCCGGCCGGGGGCGTTTTCTTGTCGGGCGCGGCCTGCGTTTTCTGTTGCGCGTCGCCGGCCGGTTGGTCGATGACTTCGCCGGATTGGCCGTCGATGGTCGCCCCGCCTTCGCTCTTTCTGCGTGGGGTTTCGACGTTAGGCTTGGCCGGCTCCGCGTTGATTTCAATTTCGAACTCTTTGCCTTCCATTTCGTCGGCAGTCGGCTGCGCGCCGAACTCAGGGAAGGCTTTTCTCAGCGCCTGCGCTTCGGAACACTTGGCGATCTGACCGTAGGGCCGGCGCTGCCACATGGCGTTCGGGGCGATGCTTTTTTCCTGACCGCCCTTGACGGCATAGTTCTCTTTCCAGCGTTCGGTTGCCGCAAACTCGACAATCTGGCCGCTGGGAAGCAGGCGCTTGACGACGGTTCGGCACCACTGCGGATAGGTGATTTCGACGCCGCCGATTTTTTCGGTGATGTCCGGACCGAACTCGGCATCGCTGACGCCCGCGTAGTTGCCGGAGCGGGCTGCTTGCGTCCGGTAGAGGCCAATGCCGGGCATGATCACGTCGCGCATGGACTTCGCTTTCGAGTCCCAGATAGGCACGATATGGACGGGTTTTTGCATCGGGTCAAGATGCGCGGCGCGGCAGTAATTGACGACCATCTTGATTGAGCCGAGCGCCGCGCCGGGATAAAGCGACGACTGCAAAACGTCAATCAGTTCGGTTTCATCCATCGAGAATGCGGCGATGGCGGTGTTTTGTAATGCGGCTTTAACGGGGTGATTCATTGAGCGCTCCTATTTTTCGTCGTGGTAATGCGCGATGGCCTGATTGCTGTCGCGCTCCTTTTGCAATTGCGCTTCGGCCGCGACAATCGCGGCTTCAATCACAAGGTCATGCAGGGAAGCCATTGGGCAACCCTTCTCGCAAGTGCCCGGCAGGCGGACGCATAGCACGCCGTCGGTCACAAGCATGGTGATGTCTCTGCCGCCGTGGAACACATGGGTAATGACAAAATCAGCCGGATAGTCATCGTGCGCTTCCGGGCCTGATGCAACCGCCTGCTGTTTCGGAATGAACACCCCGGAAACCTCAAGCGCCAAGCCCGCTACGTTGATTTGAACATCCATTTTGCTACCCCTTTCTGGCGATACAGAGCCGCCGCAAACTTTAGCAAATAAAAAGCCGCGCGACAAGTCATTTGTAAAACCGTAGCGGGCTTGTCGGTTTTCGACCTGTTGCATTGCCAAGCTGCAAATGCTAAATTAGAAGGCGTTACAACGTGATCAAGGTATCCCATGAAAAAAGACAACCAGAGCCCATACGCACGACGCCCATACACCGACCAGAAAGGCCGGTGGAACGTGCCGCTGCATGCCTACGCGATGGAGTATCTGGGCTCCAAGCGGGTGCAAGAACAGTTCGCCAAAGACTGCGGAACAAGCTACGGCAACATTCAGCAAGTGATGTACGGCAACCGTTCTCTCAAGATCGAATTGGCAATCGAAATTTCCAAGGCGAGCGGTAGCAAAGCCTCGTTTCTGGATACCATGCCGGAAATCGATTGGGACTACGTGCAGCGCGAAATCAGGCGTTACAAGCGCGCCAACAAGCAAGAAAAACTGGCGCTGGCGTAAGCTACTAGCCGCACTCACTCCGGCCGGGGCGATCCCTTTTTCGCTCCGGCCGGATCAACAACAAAAAGGGGATCGGGGAGTTATGCAAGCCAGATGCAAGGGTCGTTCGCGCCTGCCTGAAAGGATTGGCGCATGAGGGATGGCAATCGTAGCACCGAAGAAACATGGACAGACTACCGAGGGGCTGTTTGGCGCGTTATCAAAAGCCGGAGACGCCTCAACTTCATGTACCCGTTACATGCCGCCATCAGGGCGCATGTCCTCCATCAAGCAGGGTACAAGTGCGCCCACTGCGGGGTGCCTGCCGCTGCTGTTCCTAAGTTCTATGACGGAAGGGAAGCGCTCACAACAGCAAAGATGAAAAAGGGCGGATATCCCATCGTTTTGCTGGTGGATCACATCCTGACGTTGAAGGCTGGAGGACTGAACGTGATCAAAAACTTTCAGTGCTTGTGCGAGACATGCAATAAACACAAGTCGCGAGAAGACAGGTTGGCAATCGCCGACTATCGGGAGGGCGCGTTTTGAGCCACTACCGCAAGGTCGATCCGCGCATCTGGAACGATGCAAAATTTCGCGAGCTAGGGGACAAGGCAAAGCTCGCCTTTTTCTTCCTGCTGACGCATCCGCATATGACCGCCATCGGCGCGATGCGCGCGTCGATTCCGGGGCTCGCTGCCGAGATTGGATGGCCCGCCGAAGCCTTTGGGCAAGCCTTCGCCGAAGTCGTGTCGAAGGGTATGGCGCAGCATGACGAAAGGGCCTCTTTGGTCTGGTTGCCGAACTTCCTGAAGTACAACCGGCCGGAGTCGCCAAACGTCGTCAAGGCATGGGTTCACTCCCTTGATTTGCTGCCGGAGTGCAACCTTTTAACCCGCGTTATTGCTGGTTCCGTAGCCTTTGCGAAAGCCTTAAACAAAAGCTTTGCCGAAGCCTTACCGGAAGCCTTCGCGAAGACTATGCCTATACAGGAGCAGGAGCAGGAGCAGGAGCAGGAGCAGGAGCATAAAAACAACTCGTCCGGGCAGAGCCCGAACGGCGACGAAAAGAAGGTAAAGCGAATACACGGTTCGGCAGAGGACGACGAGGCGGCGCAGTGGATTTTCGACAAGCTACGGGCCAACCATGCCGACGCCAAGGAACCGAACTTGAAGACGTGGGCAAACGATATCCGGTTGATGCGCGAGCAGGACGGCCGAACGCATCGAGAAATCTGCGGCCTGTTCGGCTGGGCGGCGAAAGATAGCTTCTGGCAGGCCAACATCCTGTCTCCGGCCAAGCTGCGCGATAAGTGGGACCAACTGGTGTTGCAGCGCAAGCGCGGCGACTCAGGGGCGCGGCCGGCGATTGATACGTCGGCCACTGATTACGGCACAGGGGGCAAGTTGTGAGCGGCATGGAAAAAGCATCGGAATCGAACGGCGGTATTGGCAAGGAATTGCGCGTCTGTGAGCAGCACGGCGAGTATGAAAGCCGGAACCTGTTTCGCACCATTTGGAGCCGCTGCCCGCGCTGCACAGCCGCTGAAGACGCGGCCGAACATGTCGCCAACATCGAGCGCGAGCGGCAGGAAAAAATTCAACGGTGGGAGCGGACGATTGGCGAGTCGGGTATTCCGGATCGTTTTCAGGACCGTTCGTTCGACAACTACACCACCGAGACAGACGGCGAGAAGCGGGCGCTGCTGTTTGCGATGGACTACGCACAACGGTTCAGTGAATGCCGACGGTCTGGCCGTTCGGCGATCTTCTGCGGCCGTCCGGGCACGGGCAAAACGCACTTGGCGGCGGCGATTGGCCTGCATCTGCTGCGCCAAGGGAACGCCGTGCTGTTCCAGACCGTTTTTCGGGCCGTTCGGCGAGTCAAGGACACATGGAGCCGTGGCAGCGCCGAGAGCGAGTCGCAGGCGGTCGCCGGGCTGGTCTTTCCTGACCTGCTGATTCTCGATGAAGTCGGCGTTCAGTTCGGGTCCGACGCCGAGCGCGTGATTCTGTTCGACATCCTGAACGAGCGCTACGAGCGCATGAAGCCGACGCTGCTGCTGTCTAATTTGCCGCTGGCCGGGGTCAAGGATTTCTTGGGTGAACGCATCTTTGACCGCATGCGCGAAGGCGATGGCGCTTACATCCCGTTCGATTGGGAAAGCCGGCGTGGCAGCGTCTAAGGTGCTTTGCATCGAGTGCGAGCGTATTGACCTGAAAAACTGCGACATGGCGAAGCACGGTTGCGGACGCTGCCGACTGGACAAGATCGCGGCGCAGTCGAAGAGCCTCAAGTTTCCGCGCGACTGTACGATGTTCAGCGCGGCCGATCCGGCAGTCGTCGCCGAGCGCGCCGCGTGGTATGACAAACGATTCGTGAGAGGGGTTTGAGTGATTATTCTGGCGATTGATCCGGGCACCGTTGAAAGCGGATGGTGCGAGTATTGCGACGGCAGCGTCATCGATAGCGGCGTGTTCGATAACGGCGACATGCTGGAAAAAGTAGCGAACTCATTCGCTGATATTTTGGCGATTGAAATGATGGCGTCGTTAGGGATGGCGGTCGGGAAAGAGGTTTTTGAGACCGTGCGCTGGACTGGGCGGTTTCAGCAGGCATGGCGCGACCCCGATGCCGTGAAGCTGGTTTATCGCAGTGAAGTGAAGATGCACCTGTGCGGGTCGATGCGCGCCAAAGACGGAAATATCCGCCAAGCGATCATCGACCTGTTCCCCGCGACCGGCGGCGGCAAGGTGCGGCAGATCGGCACGTCAAAGGCCAAAGGGCCGCTGTACGGCGTGGCGAGTCACGCATGGCCGGCGCTTGGCGTGGCGCTGACAGTTATTGGAAAAACATCGGCCTGAGTGCTGATTCCCTTTGCCTATTCCGCTACCATCCGCTAAAATGTTCGGCATGCCAAACGATAGATATCTGCATCGAATGCCCGGCCGTTTAAGAAAGGCCATCATCATCTTTTTGGCGGTACTTTTCTTAATGGCAGAAATCTATCTAGTCAAGCTTCCGAACGGTACGCTCAAACCCGATACCGAAGATGATGAAGAGGCGCTAAAGCGGTTCAAGGTTGGCGAAGTCGTCAAGGCCGAGGTCAAAAAACCGCGCAACTACCAAAACCACAAGCGCTTTTTTGCGCTGTTGCAAGTGGTCGCGAGCTATCACGAAATCTACAACAACGTCGAGAAGGCAAAGCTTGCGGTAACCGTGGCGAGCGGGCATTGCGACTTCATCGAGAACCCGCTTATTCCGGGTGAGCTGATCGCGCAGCCGAGGTCGATCAGCTATTCGCGAATGGATGAAATTCAGTTCGCCAAATTCTTCAATGACGCCGTTCAGGGGGTCATTTCTCACATACTCCCCGATCTTGACGAAGACTCGCTGAACGCGGCCGTCGAGGAAGTCATCAGGTTCTGACCATGGCAACCAAAGGCATCACCGTAATCGACGTGTTCCGTGCGCTTGGATTGGAGCCCGAGAAGACCAAGACATGGGCGGTCGGCGCGGCGGTTGCCAAGCTGTACCTGAAGGATCGCGGCGAGTTGCCGCCGAAAGACAACCGGGTAAAGACCAGCGGTTCCGGCGTTCATTGCTTCGCGATCTATCCCGAGAGCTACCGCCAGAAGATCAAGGATTGCATCGGCCGCATGAAGGCCGACGCAACAAAGCAGCCGGAGTTTATCTGATGGCGCTGCGCCGGACCGGCTTCAAGAATCGCGGCACCGGGCTCAAGCGGTCCGGCGACGGCCTGAAGCGCGGCGGGCCGATCAAGGCCAATGGACCAACGAAATCGAAGCGGCGTTCGAACGCCCTGCACGGGCGGGCGGCGGCGGTGGCGTACATGGGCGCGGTGGCGGCGACGGGCTGCGCGCTGTGTCGGCATCTGGGGTTGGGCGCGACGCCGGGGCAAGTGCATCACCAGCGAACAGGAATCGGGGCTGGGCAGAGGGCGACGGACTTTCAAACCGTCTGCCTCTGCGACCTGCACCATGAAGGGAAAGACGGCATCCACGGCATGGGCCGCAAGGCGTGGGAAGCAAAGCACGGAATCACCGAGCTTCAACTAATCGAACAAACCCGGCATGAACTGGCCGAACAAGGAGTGGTGTATGGCGATATTGCTTGACAAGGAAGGCACGCAGGCGCTGGCGAAGCTGATCGGCAAGCGCATGCGGGCGGCGCGGATGGCGGCGAACATCGGCGAGGAAGAGGCGGGGAAAATCATCGGCCACAAGGGCGCGACCCAAATCTGCCTCTGCGAGTCGGGCGAACGCATCCTGCCGGTCCTGTCGCTGGTCAAGCTGGCCGATAAGTACGGCGTGTCGATGGATTACGCGCTGGGGCGGATAGACGACCCGCTGGCTGATCCGTTCGAGACCAATCAGGGCGCGATTGCGCGCACGGTTGCCAACGGCGTGGAAAGCTGCTTTCGGCAGTTTTCGGCAAGCGTCGCGACCTACACCGTGGCGAGCTTGGAAGAGCGCCGCAAGGACATGCACGACATCCGGCGGATCACCGAGCGGGCGCAAGAGGTCAAGGACGCTTTGGAGCGGTTCGCGAGCCTCAATCCAGAGTTCGAAGAAGACATGCGCGGCGGCGCGCGGCTGGTCGCATCGATTGGAAGTCTCAACGCCTTGACGACCGAGGCGGCGACTAGAATTGAGGCTGAGAAAAAGGCGCGGAAAATTCGCCAATTCGAGGCGTCAATCGAGGTCGAACATTTTTGCTTGACGCCCCGCTGAAAAAGTTGCTTTGCTAAAGATAGTCCGGTATCATTTGCGGTGTTGTAAGTCAGTAGCTTTGCATCATCAGGAAAGCACCTGTGCCCATCCTGACGCCTAGCAAACAGGCGGCTTTCGGGGTCAATCGAAAGCAACTCCCACCGGCGCGTGTCCGGGCGGTTTGTCACCGATAAGGCCGTTCCTGCGGACCGTCAAAAGCGGCCCGGAGTCGAGTGAAATAACTCGGCAGTTTTCACCGTCGCCATGGGGTGAGAATGGCATAAGGAAACAGTGGGGCGGGTTAGCTCAGTTTGGTAGAGCGCGGGACTCATAATCCCGAGGTCGATTGTTCAAGTCAATCACCCGCATCCACAAGCAAGGCGCTTGTCTCAGGCCCCTTTCTTGTGGTGGCAGTGTTAGACACACGGCTGGCGGATACAGGAAACGCCGGTAGTTCCGGGTGAGAGTCCCGGCCAACACGCTGTACGCTCTTGGGAGAGAGGTTCGACACGCGCGGAAGCCGCCGAAATGACGGTGAAAGCGTGGGGCGGGTGAAGTTAGACCGCCGCGTTGGGAAAGGCTACCCGGTCTGTCCCTGATGCGAAGTGCGGCCGGGGGCTTCTGGCGGCTACATGCACCAGACGGGCGCAGCGGACGTTATGCGTTGCCGGTGTGTAAAGAAACACCGCCGTTGCAATCGGGAGACCGAGAGGCAACTCCGCACACGGCAAGCGGATGCAGGGCGGGCGGCGGCTGGAATCTCCTTTGGGGATGCCTGTGCTACGGGGACAGTCGCCGCCATGTTCTGTTGCAATACGGGAGACGGCTCGCCTCGTCATGGGTGGAGGCAAAACATCGCCGCTGAGTCGTCTGCCGTATTGCGGGGTTAGCTCAGGGAGAGCGTCCGGTTCCTAACCGGAAGGAGTGCCGATAGGCCGTGGTTCGAGTCCACAACACCGCTTCAGAATTGCGCAGCACTTCGGCCACAAGCCGATAGAGGCAAGACCATGGGAGTAGGACTGCATAGGCCCGTGGCGTGCCGGTGGAACACCGGGGGCCGTGACGACAAGATACCGGCCGGTCCTGCCTTCGGGCAGGGCCAACACAAAGGCGGCAGCGGGGATTGACCCGCCTAAGCGCAAGGCTGGAGCAGCAGGCGGCGAAGGGAAAACAACGGCACCAGTAGGTTAGATCGCATCAAACCGAAGCCCGGACCCCTGAAGCACCGTAGCTGACGCGGAGTACCAGAGCCGGGTAACCGGCCCGCCTTTGTGTTGGTGATCGTGGCTCTACCATGCGGCATTGCCGCGACGCCGTAAGGCGCTGTGACGACAGGCCCAACCCCAACCCCGCGCCGGGTAAGAGCGCGGGAAGCTCGATTGCTGGTGGCCTAGCTTTGGGAACCAGACGCTGACCAAAGCGCGAGAGGTGACGAGCCGAGAAAGAGCGGCGCTGTTGGTGTAGGCCAGTATTGCCAACATACCGGACCTGTGGGGGAAATCGGTGCGATACCAGCAGAGGCGCGTATCTGCGGCAGGAAACGGCGCTGGCAGGGCGGAACAGTACGCCCAAGGATTCGCAGGGTGCAACACTGAAACGCAAAACCCTGATCAACGCCCGCGAGGGCAACGACAGGAGAAGTAACCATGAAGTTCAGGATGACGAAGGAGTGGTTGGAGCGGAAGCTGAAGGAAATGGCTGACGCCGGGGTGGATGAAGCGACGTGCGAGGCCGGCGGCGGGCTGACGGTGATCGAAGCGCCGCACGTGGTCGCCAAGTTCCGCTGCAACAGCGTGGATACATCAAAGTGGGGGAAGAATCAGCAGTACCACAAGGTCAATCTCGGCGCGATCTACGGCACCGAAGGCGAGAACGCCGACTTCGCGAAGGCAACGCCGTCCGGGGCCGCGTGGATGCAGATTGACGACGGGGTGCGGGCTCATGAGTTCTTCGAACCACAGGAAGACTACTACCTGAAGTTCTTCAAGGCACCGAAAAAGCAGTAAAGCAACCAGAGAGGCCGGGGCGATCCCGGCCTTTTTCACTCACAAGGGACGGTATGGACCAAGAGCAGCAGATTGACCGCGTGGTGTGTTCCGCGCTTCGCAACAAGGCCGGGGCGATTGTGACCGGCGTTCGGCACTTCGATACCCTGATGCGCGACCAGATCAGGGCGCAGGCGGTCGATAGCAAGCGTGCGAACGCATGGGCAGTGGCTGAGCAGGGTTTCGTCAATCAGCGGGGGGAGTTCCTGACCCGGCTCGAAGCGTGGCACGTCGCGGCCAATGCCTGCCAGATCATCCGCCGCGTGGGCGGGGACGACCGGGACGGCGGTATGCTCTACTCCGAGAACATTTACTGAGGGCCGCGCCATGTCATGGTTTGGACTAAACACGATACTCAAGCTTGCCGGCCGGCGCGAAGAGCAGCCGGCACTGTCAGCCAATCGCACGGAGCCCACCAAGAGCGTGGTCGAGTTCCTGCCGTCGATTCCCGACGAGGGGCTGGTGTTCATCCGGGTCAATACGTCGCACTTACGGCACCAGCACGCCATGGACTACCTGCAAGCCATCCGGCACGGGCTGGACGAGGCGAAGG